AGATATTATATTAGTAAAAGTGGAGAAACTTTTATAAAAGTATATGATAATGGAAAAACAGAATTTATTCATAAAGATTATCTTGTAACAATTTTTAATAGATTTGAAGATAAAGAATGGAAAGATTACAACATAGATTACTCTTTCTATATTAAAGAGTGTTACAAAGAAATAAATAATATAATTCTAAAACAATTAAGTTTGAAAATATGAAAACAAATAAAAAACAAAATCTTGAAATAACATACGAATATAGTGCGTTAACTATAAAACGTAACGGAAGTTATATGATACACATAAATGTTTCAGAGAGTGATATATCTTGTGGAGTAAAACAATTGTATAGTCTTCCTAGTGATGGTAGTATAGTTTTCCAAAGAAATACTATTAATGAAGTTAAGGAGATATTTGAAAAAGGAATTAAACTTATTAAAAAAGGATGGAAAAACAAATATGGTGATTATGAAGATGAGTGTGCTTTTGTAATTTGTAGCAATACAACAGATATTTCTTCATCAAAAATTAATGCAATTCTTGATGAATTAGCAACTTCTAAGTCTAGAATAAGAGTAAATCCTAATACTGGGAATAAGATTAAAGTTTGGATACTATAATGATTATAGAAGAAATTAAAGATAATAATACAAATTTTGAGTCTGTAGAATTAAAAAGAATGTATAACGGAGACAATACTCAAAAACCATATTGTAAGAAGCATGGAGCCATGAATAAAGTATCCAAGTTTGAAAATGGTGGATATTGGCGTTGTCTTTATAATAATTGTAGAACAGGCTGTATAGAAATAAACAAATAAGAAGACATAATGGTAAAGAAAAAAATAACTAATTTTAGACCAAATGTAAGGTCTAGGCATCCTTCTCATTCTAATTTGAGAACTTTATTACCTTTATTTCCTTTTCGTTCTGTTATTAGATTAGGATCTACTACAGATATGGTAGATACTATTAGTAATGGAGGAAATAGGATAGAGATTAATACCGTTAATGCTGTTAAGAACAGTTCTAGCAAGCTATTAATGAAGCAGTGTTTCACTGACAATAAAGTAAAAACAGCAGAATGGGTTAAAGGAAATAGTTTAAATGATTGGAAGTTTGATTTTCCAATTGTTGCTAAGTCTTTTTATGGTAGTCGCGGAACAGGGAATACCTTAATTAAATCCAAAGAAGAGTTAGACAAATTTATAAAAGGTAAAACTGTAAATAATTATATTTTTGAGAAATATCATAACTACACGAGAGAATATAGACTTCACTGTACAGAAGATGGATGTTTCTATACTTGTAGAAAAATGCTAAAGTCCGATTGTCCTGATACAGAGAAATGGCATAGACATGACGATAACAGTATCTGGATTCTTGAAGAAAACGAACAATTCGATAAACCAACTAATTGGAAAACTATCGAATCTGAATGTGTAAAGGCTTTAAAAGCTGTAGGATTAGATATTTGTAGTTTTGATGTAAAAGTACAAGGAACTAAAGATAGTAAGGGAAATCAAAGAAAAGATCCTGAATTTATCGTTATTGAGTGTAATAGTGCTAGCTCCTTTGGAAATGTAACTGAACAAAAATATCTTGAAACACTACCAAAATTGTTAATGAAAAAATGGAAACAATCAAAATAGTTACAGCACCAGATGGTGATGAAAGTAAAATATATCTAATAGAGCATAGCAGTTGTTCAGATCATTTGATATATAATAATTATTATAATGATAAACTTACTGATAATCAAAAAAAGCAAAATTATTCTTTTTATTACAAAAACAGTAATGATAAAATCGTAGAGGATGTAGATTTAGAAGATGAAAGATATGTTAATATCAAATTAGCAAACTCAAATACTTTTCAAATTATACCTAAAGCATGGATATCTGATGAAAGAATTGATGCCTTTAAATTATTAATTAGAAAAATCAATTCTGTCGGAAAAGGCACTATAAAACTATCATATCCAAAACCTTTTATATTTAATTTAAAGGATAATTTGTACTTTACTAAAGAATACGAATACTGTGATCCTTATAACAAGAAGCTCAGTAAATTAATGGCTAAAGATACTTTTCAAACTGCCAAAAATTTAGTAAATTCATACGGTACAGAATATTGGAGAATAGATATTGAAGGCACTCTAAAACAAGATGAGCTAAAATATAAAAAACTATTTCTATTTACTATTTTCAGATCTTTTTACTATTTTAGAGGAAAAAAGACTTTCTATTCTGATTTGATAATAGAGTTCATAAAGAATGGATTTAATATTATTCAAGCTGCAACATTTGCAACATTATATATTTATTTTAAAGGGAGTAGTGCGGAAGAAACAATGGGTATGAATGGAAGAACTTTCCCTTTAGAAATAAATAGATATGTAAATATAGACAAGTTTAAAAAGAACAAATCATTAATCGGAAGCTATTTAGCCACTTATTTTGATTATGGTAATAACCAACAGGCTAATAAAGAATACAAAGGAGTACTTATGAAGATAGAAGATTACTTAAAGTACCCACCTTTATCAGGTATGATGTTATCAAAGGATAAAGATGTAAAAAAGGCTGTACTAGCTAAAGATTTTGAAAAGCTAAAAGAAATATGTGACAAATATGATAAAATAGATCATGATGAAAAGAGATAAGAAAATAGTCATACCTGGGTGGATGGTAGGAGATAACTCTTTTGGAGTTACAAAAGCCTATCTGGAGTACTTTTCAAGATATGGTAAAGTCCATATACTTCATCCAAGTAATGAAATAGTAGAAGATGCTGATCTTCTTGTTTTACCAGGAGGAAAAGATGTTTTAACTACCAGATATGGACAAATTCCATCAATGCATACAGGACAGCCTGATATGATACTTGAATGGTTCGATCATACTCTACTTCCTAAGTATATAGATATGGGAATTCCAATCTTTGCTACTTGTAGAGGTATGCAAACTCTCAATGTCTTCTTTGGAGGATCATTAAAACAGCATTTATATGGACACCCATATTCAACAGAATGGAGAGGAGAAAGAGTTCATGAAGTTTATACACCGGAAGACTATGCAAGATTTAAAGCTAGTACTAAGAAGAGTAGTGTAAAACCCCATATGAAAGTTAATTCTTTACATCATCAAGCTATAGATAAACTTGGTGAAGGTTTAATACCTTTACTTATATCTAATGATGGTATTATAGAGGCTATAAAACATGAAACTTTACCTATTTATGGACAACAGTTTCATATAGAAGAAATGTTGATTAGAGACAAACTTTTAGAAGATCTTTTAAAAATTAACGAAGAATAAATTTATGATAAAATTATCAAAAGATATTAAAATAGGATGTGATCCTGAATTTTTCCTTATAGATGAACAAGGAGAACCTCAATCTGCTATAGGTCTTATAGGAGGAAGTAAAGAGAATCCGACCTCTATTGGAAGAGATTGCTATATTCAAGAAGATAATGTAGCTGTAGAGTTCAATGTACCCCCTTGTGATAATTCTAAAGATTTAGGAGAGTATATAAGGTATACTGTAGACTTTATAGAAGGTCTTATATATATACTACATTTAAAACCGCATATTGTTCCTTCTTGCCATTTCAAAGAGGATCAACTATTACATCCAATGGCAAAAGCTTTTGGATGTACACCAGATTATTGCGCCTGGAATGATGGAGAAATGAATGATTCTCCTGAACCACCAGAATCACTAAGAACAGCAGCAGGGCATATTCATATAAGCTTCCCAGAAGCAGATATGAAGGAAGAAACCAATAAGATGGAATTTAAAATGGCCTTTATTAAGGCATTGGATCTATTCTTAGGAGTTCCTAGTGTTGTATTCGATACAGATACTGAAAGACGTAGCGTATATGGAAAAGCTGGCTGTTTTAGAGATAAAATGTGGGGACTAGAATATAGAGTATTATCTAACTTCTGGATAAGAGATCAAAGTGCTATTGAATGGGTATATGAAAATGTTCAAAGGGCTTACAATTTCACTAAGGAAGGAAATAGAATCACTCCAGATATTGGAAGTCGAATTATATGGGCAATTAATGGAAATGACATAGATTTGGCCAACAAATTAATTAACGAATTTAACCTAAGCAAAATATGTGCGGCATCGCTGGATACAGTTCTGAAGTAAACTTCAACACAGATAAATTAAAACTATTAATACTATACAATGAAAGTAGAGGAGAAGACGCTACAGGAATGTGGATAAAAAGAAATGGTATTATTAAAGTGAATGGAAAAGCATCTGAAAAATTCATTCCAGACATTATTATACCAGAGAATACTATGGCTATTTGCCATACCAGAAAAGCAACAAGAGGAGCTAAGATTACAAAAAATGCTCATCCATTTAGATATGGAAATATAATCGGTTGCCAAAATGGTATGGTAAAGAATGTTTGGGATCTTTGCAAAGAAAATGATTTAAAATATGTAGATATAGATGTTGATAGTCAGGTTATCTATGCTTTGATGGATAAAATTAAAGCTGATAATCCCAACACATATATTGAAGAAACCATCAAAAAGATCAACCAGGAGACAGCTTTATTATTCACAGACTTGGATACCCCTGATGTATTATATGCTTATAGAAATAAAGATAGACCTTTATTTAGAGGTTTACTGAAGTTTTCTGAACAACCTCAAATGTATATAAGCAGCATCAAGGAATCTTTAGAAGCTATTGGGTGTGACAATATTAAAGAGTTTAAAGAGGAATATCTCTATTCTATTCAAAATGGTAGAATTTTAGGAACTCCTAAAAAATTAAAAATTCCTAGTTTTACTACAGTAGGATCTTATAACAACTATCCAACATATGGAAATTATGGTCAGCAAACGGTTAACTTTACGAAAACTGATATTGTAAAAGATTTCGAAGATACTTTAAAGAAATCTATTGCTAAAGCAAATAGTAATTCCAGTATTACAAACTATACATCAACAAACTCAAGTTCAAATTGTAGGATAGTACCTAACAACATACTTGCAGTAGGTGATAAATGTATGATACTAACTGAAGGTAAGTATAGAGGAAAAATGGGAACTCTGAGAATATTCTATCCACAAAATGGTCAAATATCAACATCTTATTTAAGTAATGCTCCCTTTGCAAGTAAAATCGGAAGTAACTGGTCTATAACAATTGAGATGGAAGGGCATAAAGTTTATGACGTTATTCCAACAAAAGATCTACTTTTGTATAAGACAGCTCAGGGCGAATTCGTTAAATCAATGTTAGAATTACAAGAATATATTAAAATCACTGAAGTGACAACAAACAAATCTATAGAGGATTTCAAAGTTCATCAAATAGTATATTTACTAGTAGATGATGAATATTTAAAAGCACAGATAGTTACTATCTATAGTCTAGGTCAAGGTAACAGAAGGATGAGTCTGCAATTATGTGATGGTGTAAAAATAGACAATAGTTCGTTTGTGCAAATTAACAACGATTTTAGTAATGTATACGCAACAATACCTAAAAAAGACGACATGGAAGATCCGCAGGAGAATTCCGAATCTCTTTACGATACAATAGATGATATCAAACAAAGTTTAAAAAAGTTTGGGGTAATAGATGATACTGGAACTTTAACAATCTGTGAACAAGTAGAGGAAGATATGCAATGTCTGGAAGACATGGTTGAAGATATGACGATTTCAAGAGAAAAAATACTTGAAAGTATTAATCTCTTTAAAGCTAATCTTTTATTAGCTGCAGAAACGTTTGCAACTCAATTGTATGAAGAAGATGAAAGAAAAAGAGGTATAACTAATAAAGTGTAATATGACAACAATTAGTGAAACGAAAACAAAAAATAGGTCACAAATAGTTACTACTATATCGGGAAAGGAAATAGAAAGAGAGAAATGTAAGAAAATTCTCAAAAATGGAGAACCCTATTTTCATGAAATAGGAGTAGATTGTTTCCTTATAGGAGATAAATACGTATCTAAACACTTTAACAGAATTGAAATAGATCAATCTACAGGAGAGTATTTCTGGATATCTAAAATGGGAAATATAGTTACTGATGTACAAAATAGTGAACTTATATTTGGATATAGTACAGACTCTTATCCTATTGGATTTAAAGATTATAATAATAAACAAATCTATTGTCTAAATAAAGAAATCTATAACAAAGTAGAGAAGTACCTTGTAGAATGTCCTTTCACAGGTGAGGTCTTTTTTAAGAAATCTCCTGTTACTAAACCAATGATTTTCAATCCTGAACAGGATTGTTACAATAATATAGTATCTAGTAAGACAGCTAAAATTAGAAATTATTCAGCTGTAGAAAAAACAGAATTAGGAATAGAATCTAAAACATTTCAAAATACTGGAGGACTATCTTATACTTGGGGAATTGAGATGGAGATGAGCGATGGAAAGTTGAGTAAAAATGAAGCTATAAACAATAATCTAAATATTCTTGTAACTAAAGATGGTTCTTTAACTTCTAATGAAGGAAGAAGATATGGTGGCGGAGAGATTGTAACAGGAGTATTTACTGGAGATGCTGGAATTGAACAATTAAAGAAGATTACTAGTATTTTGGAAAAGAGATGTTTAGTAAATCAAACTTGTTCAACTCACGTTCATGTAGGAGTACAAAATCCTAGTGACGAGTTTACAGTATATGCTTATGCTTTGGGATTAGCTCTTGAAAAATCATTAAATACACTTCTTCCTCATTATAGAAGAACAACCAGTAATCAATATTGCAGAGGTCTTAAAGTATTGAGATTAGATCAATATAGTGCTTTTAAACAACACTATGTTCCTGAAGGATCTGAAAAAGATACTAATAAATCTATGTATAGAAGTTTTATACTTCAACAATATAGAAGGATCTTTTATTGGTTATCTGGAGGTAATGAATTATCTCCCGATTGTAATCGCAAATTTAATCATCCAAAAGGGAACAAATGTGGATACGATCACAGTACTCCAAGGTATTGTTGGTTAAATCTCATTCCTTGCAATTTTAACACAAGAGGAAACAATGTATATACTATAGAAGTTCGTAATTTTAGTGAAACTAAAAACTTCACAAAGATTAAAAATTGGCTATTATTATGTTTAGCTTTTGTATATTATATTGAAAATAAACAATCTGAAATATTAAAATATGTAGGTACTAAAAATACTATTGGATGGAGAAATATTCTAAGTGCTGCATATAGTAATACTCCAAAACTTTTGGAAGAATTAACAAAATATTTCAAAGAAAGAGAATATTTCTTTGAAGCAGAACATAGAAAAGAGGAGGATTTTAAATGTGCTTAATAATAGCTAAACCACAAAAAATAGCATATAACGCTAAGAAAATAAACGAATACATCAAAAAAGGATATGCTGTTAATAGAGATGGGTTAGGATTTGCCTATAAAAAGAGATCTCAAAATTCAGTTACCATAAGAAGAGGATTTAAAAGTGCTGAAGATATTATAGACACTTTGGATTCTTTAAAATTTAGTAAAGACGATGAATTAATAATTCATTTAAGGATGGGTACATGTGGAGAGAAGTCCATAATTAATAATCACCCATTTCCTATAACTAAAGATGTAAATCTTCTTACAAAAGAAGAGATTATAACCTCTGTAGGAGCTTTTGCTCATAATGGAATTATGAATCCTTTTTCATATTCTAATTCTAAATATTGTGATAGTTATAATTTTGTTAGAGACTTTTTATTTGAAACAACGACTAAGGACGATAATACAAAAGATTTCTGCTATAATGTGCTATATGATATAAGACAGGAATGTAAAACTTTAAAAGGGTTCTACGATGTTATAGATAAAATGCCTCTGTTTGGTTCAAATAGATTTGCATTTTTAACAGGAAGGGGGTTATTAGTTACAGGAGATTGGTGGAGAGATAATCATGGTATATTATTGTCTACAAAAGCATCAGATTCAGCTAAAAAATATTATGAACAATGGAAATAGGTAAAATATATAAAATAAATCTGCAAAATAGTCCTTATAATGGGAGAGAGGCTATTCCCTATAGAAAACAACCAGGTGGAGGAACAGGATATGACTGTGTAGTGGTGGGGAACGGTGAAGGTATATCTTTGAGAGATGATCAGATTGTTATAAATAATCATTCTAGTAAAACTATAAAAGAGGAGATAAGTAATATTGAAAGTAGAAAAGAGTTCTTAGAATATGTTCTTGATAATATCAAAGATTTGGAAAAGGATGAGTTTACTGAGAAAGAACTAAAAGAAATGGTAATTTTCAGAAAGATAGATATGATTAGTAGTGGTAAAGAGAAGCTTGATAAGAAAAGTCTAGCAAAATTAATCAGCTCATTATGATAGAAGAATATCTTGCTATATTACTTACAGAACATCCAGAGTTAGAAGGTGAAAGTTTAGATATTATAAAACAAAAGCTAAAAGAATACTTTAATGTAGATTTTACAACTAAACAAATAGCCGATGTATATCAACTATCTAATCAATTCGAAACTATAAACGAGGATGGTGGAGAGGAGGATTTTTTCGATGACTTCTAATCTATTGGAAAGTGATTTCTTAATTATTCCAGACGAAGAGACAACAAATATAAAAGTTAAAGGAAGAAAGGAGGAAAAAGATAATAAAGATAGCAAAGAAGATGAAGATGAAACAGTTGGTAATCCTTTTGGATTATTAGGAGAAGAACCATATCAATTTTATGGAGATTAAATCGTGAAATTCGTTATAAATATAAACACGTTATTAAAATATTCTATAACAGCTGAACAATATAGTTTTCTATATCTTTTGGCATCTGAAGAGTTAAGTATTCTTGAGAAATATCTTAGTTTGTTCAATAGTGTATCTTTAGAAGATTTAGATCGTCTAAAAAATATTGGTTTAATAACTTTTATTAGCTCTAATATAAGCGATATTAAAGTTACCAACAAAGCGAGAGATATACTAGAATTAAATAAGCTAGATAATTACATTACAGAACTTTGGAAATTATTTCCTTCTATGACTCCTAATGGTAGGAAACTAAAACAATGTTCTAAGAAGACAGCTGAAATAACATACAACAAATGTCATGAGAACATAGAAGAAAATCATAACAAGATAATGGAAGCATTAAATAAAGAAATAGAACATAGAAGATTAAATGGTTCTATGGATTATATGCAGAACATTAAAACATGGTTATATAATAGAAGCTATGAAGCTTTTATGGAAGATAATAACGATAATTCGTTAGATATTGCCCCAAAATTCGTTTAATTCGTTAAAATTAAAGCATATAAGAGATGCTACTATAGAAGCAATAGATTATATCGATAAGCGTAGAAAAGGGCTTATAAAGCCTCTTAAAACACGCTGGAAGAAGATAAATCAATATATGCCTATAGAGTGGCATACTCTTATTGCTCTGTGTGGCATATCTGGAAGTGGGAAATCCAGTATAGCCAATGAGTTAGAAACTAGTCTATTTGATTATAATCCTGATGAAAATTTTGCAGTCTTAAGTTTTAACCTTGAAATGCAATCTATGAAGCAGGTAGGTAGAAAGATAAGTTCTAAACTCAAGAAGTCAGTATCAGAAATATATAGTAATAATGAAAGATACCTTGATGATTCTTCATTTGAAGAAGTAAAGGATAAAGCTAGACAAATAGCAAATTATAGAATATATTACTCCGATATCCCGGATACAATAGATGGTATGAAAAAAACCATCATAGATTTGTATAATTTATTAAAATGTCCATTAGTTATTATACTGGATCATACAAGATTGATTAAACATATAGGTGATGAGAAATCCTCATTAGAAAAGCTAATGGCTACCTGTATAGAATTAAAAAAACAATATCCATTTTGTATAATACTGGTAAGCCAACTAAATAGAAATATTGAAGATTCCGATAGAATAAAACAAGCATCTTTACATTTTCCAACAAGATCTGATCTTTTTGGGTCGAAAATAGCAAAAATTATTGGAATTGTAACAAAGAATTCGTATATTTGAGAAAATATATGAAAAATGAAAATAAATGAGGAGAAAATAATACAACTTTCTAAAGAGGGATATAGTAATAGCCAAATAGCAATAATTATGAATATGAATCCTAAAAACTTAACGAAGTATAGGTTTAGCAAAGGTATAAAATGTTCAAGGTATGATAAATTAGAGATTACAGAAGAACAACGTCAAGTTATATTGGGATCTATATTAGGAGATGGTTATATAGGAATAGATTCAAAAATAGCTAAAGCTGCTAGAATGGCTATAAAACATAGTATTAAACAGAAGAAATATGTGGAATATAAGTATAGTATATTAGAAAATCTATGTAAAAAATTAACAATAGATAAGAGAAGGGACGAAAGATTTATAAACCCCGACTATGAAATGGTTTCTTTTAGAACAATGAGCCATCCAATATTTACAGAATATATGAATAAGTTTTATAAAAATCGTAAAAAAAGAATACACGAGGAAATTTTTAGTATATCTGGATTAGGATTGGCTATATGGTTTATGGATGATGGATATTTAGATCATAAAACTGTAAAATTTGCAACTAATTGCTTTACAATAGAAGATTTAGAAACTATTCAAAAGATGTTCTATACTAAATTTAATATAGAGATCACGATTCAAAAGAAACATACTATACGAATTAGACAGAATTCTACGGCTAAATTTGTTAATATTATTTCTCCTTTTTTAATAGAAAGTATGTATTATAAAATTCCAATACAATACAGGCCCAAATAAAACCAATTTAAAACTGGAACATCCAGAAGTGGATTATCAGTTACCAATTATATGAACTTCATAAAAGTAATATAAAGGTTCAACGACTAGTAGATATGAAGAAGAACAGAATCTACCACGAAATATTGGGTATTGTCTAATACAATATATGAGATAGTCTGAACTACAGATATAACAAAAATGAAACTGTAGAATTTAGAGATAAAGAACTCTAAAGATAACAACTGCTGATTCTATCTATCAAGGGTCAGATATAGTAGCTATAACCCATACACCAGCAAAACTAGGTATAATTAAATATGGACCAGCAGGGTTACCAACTATGGGCAAGATTTTCTTGCATATAATAAAGAATAGAGATGGTGAACCTGTGACAATAACAATGATAGATAATCTACATCATAATAGAGTAGATGAAGAATAACATGTTCAAGAAAAATGATCAAGATAAACCAGATTTTACACAAATTCCACAAGAAGCTTTATTAGAAGTAGCCAAAGTATTTACTTTTGGTGGTAATAAGTATAACAATCATTTTAATTACTCTGAAGGAGGAGAATTAAGAAGATATGTTGCAGCTGCCAATCGTCATATAAATCAATGGCTCAGAGGTATTGATAATGACGAAGAAACAGATACTAATCATTTAAGTAACGCTATAGCTTCTTTGATGATGGCTTTGGATAATGTAAAAACTGGTAAAGGAGTAGATAATCGCAATAAATCGTATAATCGTAAAAATGAGTGAATTAGTAGGAATAGTTGGTATGTCTGGATCCGGCAAATCAACTTCAATTCGTAACCTAGATCCAAAAACAACTTTTATTATAAGAGTTACCAAAAAACCATTACCTTTTGCTGGCTACAAAAAGATGTATTCAGAGTTTAGTAAAGATAATCCATCAGGAAATTACTTCCAAAGTGATAATCCCATGATTATTAGTAAGACTCTGGATTATATCAATGAAAAAAGGCCAGAAATCAAAACTATAATTATTGATGACTTTCAATATACTATGGGATTTGAGTATATGAGAAGGGCTAGAGAAAAGGGATATGAAATGTTTAAAGAGGTTGGACAGAATACGTTTAATCTTATAAATAAAGCAGAATCTCTTAGAGATGACATTATAGTATTTGTATTAACTCATCCGGAAATAGATACAGATGCTCTGGGTAATAAAATGGTTAAAATCAAGACATTAGGTAAAATGATCGATAGTTATATCACTCTTGACGGGATGTTTACTACTATTTTATATACTAATGTTGAAAAAACTAACAATGGTATTGAATATTGGTTTACAACCCAGACAGATGGTGTAAATACTGCAAAAAGCCCAATAGGAATGTTTGATTCTTATAAAATACCCAATGATTTAACTCTTGTAATAGAAGCAATTAACAAATATCAAAATCAATCGTAATATCGTATGAATTTAAATTTCAAAAACACAACTAACAACCAACCCAACTATGAAGGTCCTAGGAGACTTAAACCCGGAATTCACCTTGTGTCCATAACAGGAGTGACTGAAGGAGAAAGTGAGCACAAAAAGACACCCTATATCCAAATAGGATTTGTTGATGATTCAGGAGCTGAACATACTGAAAAGTTCTGGACAACAGAAAAAACAGTAGAATTTTCTTCTGAGAAAATCAAAAGAATTGTCAGGGGAACTGATCAGGTAGTGCCTGATAGTGCTAGTACTGAACAATTACATAAGATGCTCACTGGAAAAAGAGGCTATCTTAGACTTCGTGGTGAAGAGGTAGTGATTAAAAATGGACCACAATCTGGTAAAACATTTGTAGCTTCAATCTATGGGGGATTCGCCTCTATAACCAAACCAGATAGTCTTAAATTTGATCCTGTTACAGATATCAAAAAATTAGATCAAGGTACAGTACAAGCGACAGCAGCTAGTAACTCTACAGATGATCTTCCTTTCTAGTTGTTAGTTAAAATTTGCTTATTTGTGGGGAGTGTAATAACTCCCCTATAATAGGCTAAAAAAGTAAAAAAAAGATGAAAAAAAGAAATGACAAAAAAACAATTGGTAAAACAAAAGCAGCAGAGCTGATTACAGATAGTAAAGGTAAATTCTTTACTGTTACTTTTATGAAAAAAGACAATACTATGAGGACAATTAACTGTAATTATAGTAAAAATCAGAAAAAATCAGCCCTTGGTTATATTAACGTCTATAGTATGAAAGATAAACAATATAAAAATATCAATATGCAAACAGTAAAAATGTTGGCAATTAATGGTATTACTTATAAAGTAAACTAATACTATGGATGTTATTAAAATTCAAACCTGATTTAAGGTCTGAATATATCTTATCTAGAGTCTCTGAAGAGCAAATATGTGAATATTATACTAATTCAAAGGTATCTTTAAAAGGGAAGTTCATAAAATCTCCCATAAGATCTGCCTTGGGATTACCTGAAGACAAAACCCCCTCATTTTCATATACTTATAGAAAAGGTGTGTTAATATGGAAAGATTGGGGAATAGGAAATTCAGGCAACTGCTTTGAATTAATTAAAGTATTATATAATATTAGCTATAAAGAGGCTTTAGAGAAGATATACAAAGATTTAATTGAGGGTAGATATATTATATCTAAACCATTAACGAAAGTGTCTTATATCGAAGATAATGAGGTTTTAATAAGCTATACAATTCAGCCATTTACTGGGTTTGATATCTTGTACTGGCAAAAATTTAACATAGATATCTCATTATTAACGTTTTATAATGTATATTCTATAAAGATATTATCTGTTAAAGAACATCAGTTTAACAGCTATTGGAGAAATCCTATGTATGTTTATACTTATAATAAAGATAATTTTAAGATTTATAAACCTTTTGATAATAAAAAATACAAATTTATGAGGATTGGAAAAGGAGAATTATTAGAAGGCTATGACCAGTTAGATTGGGTTGGAAATCTATTAATAATAACTAAAAGTCAAAAGGACGTAATGTGCTTAAGGTCATTTGGTTATAATGCTATATCATTACAATCTGAAACTAGTAGACTATCAGAAGATACATATCGATTATTAAAGAAAAGATTTAAAAATATAGTAAGTCTTTATGATAAAGATATGTCTGGTGTGCAGGGTTCAAACAGATTATTAATAAGCTATAATATACCTCAATTATTTATAGATGATAAATACAATGTTAAAGATATAAGTGATTTCTGTGCTGAGTATGGTGCAGAGAAAACTAGAGAATATCTTAACTTTCTTCTAAATTAAGGTGGACAGTACCAAAAACTGTTTTCCTACTTAATATTGGAAACATGACTAAAAGAAAACTAATAGAAACAATAGAAATACCACAATATATACAAGAAGTATGTATAAGCAAAAGAAGAAGACCAAAATATGATGAAGAAGGAAACATAACAAATAAAAGAACAGCAGGTAAACCAAGAATGTTACAGATAAATGGACAATCTTTATGGGTTAGTATGAATCCTTATATTAGAAGTAAGATAGCAGATGAACTGAAAAAGTACTTCTATGAACAAATAAGACATATAGACCCTATAGAAAATTATCCAATATCTATTGATATGGAATTTCATTTACCATATAAGAATTATGATATCGACAATTTATCAGTATGGTATCGCAAATGTTTTCATGACGCTTTAGCAGGTTCAGTAGGATATGTAGCGCAAGAAATTGAAGAAACTAACAGTAAAGGAGAAATAGTAACCAAGAAATATTACTTACCAAATCACGATGATTACCCTCCAAAAATTCCAGATGATAATGTCTCTTATATTCAGGAAGCTAATACTAAGTTTATTCCTGTAGATACTATGAATGATAGAAAACTTATAATAAAAATTTATAGAATATGATAGATTATATAAGTTATTCATCTATGGGGGTTTTTGCTCAATCTCCACAATTATTCTATAGAACATATATTACTAAAGAGTTACCCAGATTAAATACTAAGAGTACAAGATTTGGCAGTGCTTTGGATTGTTACTGTTTATCGTATGAAGATTTTAACGATAAATATGAAGTAGAAAGTGTTAAATCTATAGAAGGTAAAACAGGGCTATTTCTTGAAAAATATGCAGAGACAAATAATCTTGATAAAGCATATGAATATGCTGGATTTGAAATAGGGAAGAAGAGGGTTGAACTTCTACTAGATAAACCAGAGAATAAAATATATTTGGAACATTTAAAGAAACCAAAAAAGGAAACCAATAAAACAATAATAACAAAATCTGAATATGATACTATTGTAAAAATGGATAGTGCTCTAAGAACTAACATATTCACAAAAGAGATCTATGAGCCAGAACTATTTGCAGAATATTATATTCAACATGAAGGAAGTTTTCAATTTAATGGTTTTAAAATAGTATATAGAATAGACAAGATAACTCTTGACACTACTAAAAAGGAGATAATAGTAGATGATTTAAAGACTACCGGAAAACTATTAGATAATTTTAAAGATTCCTACGAGTTATACAATTATGATATACAAGCAGCTGTTTATACTTTAGGTATATACAATGAGCTAATAACAAAACAGGGAATCTTTGAAAAGAATAGCGATTTTAATGAAATTAAATTTAGATTTATTACTATTGAGAAACAAGAACCTTATAGATCTTGTTTTTTTAATGTAGGAGATGATGAAAGAGAAAGAGCAGGAAAAAGGTTAATAGAGTTAACGAACGATCTAAAATGGCATTTAGAAACCAATAATTGGTTATATAAAAAACATTTCTATGATACTAATGGTAAAATATTACTATGATTATAGGACAGAATTATTCAACAGAATTCCTCTTGCCCATATTCTTTAGTAAGAAAGACCAATTAACTGAGAAATTTCTAAATACTTATATTATTGATATTAATAATATTGATACAGGAAATACACCAAAATTATACATACTGTTTGAAGAAGAGCCATTTAAAGATGATAGAATTACTAGCAGCTATACTAACAAAGATGGTATTATGTATGTATATAATATACCAGAAGATTATCACAAAGATTATGAACACTTCATGGATAGTCAGTATTCTCAATTTTCTATTAAATTAAAGGAAAGAATAATGAAGTTTTATGGAGAGGAATCTTATCAATATAAGATAGTAACTAAACATCCCGAAAGAAGAAAATGGCTAGAGGATAAAATAGGAGAATCTCTAATACCAGATGCAGAACTACTATCTAAATTAGATATAGAAAAAGAAGTATATAAAGATAATTAATAAATGAAAACAAATAAAGAATTAATAAAAGATCTAAACAGTCTAAGAACTCTAGGAGTTAATATTAATGTTGTAAACATGTTTTTTGAGGAGAGGGATAATAACTCTTTTCCAGAAACTCCTAAAGTTGTGACAGACCCTAGTCAGATTTATATTCATATTTACAAAAATACTAAACCTGAAGATGTTGAAAAACAAATAGAAAGAGCTAATAAGAAGATTGATGATATTGAAAATGTATTTGTAACAACTGATATTTATAATGAATTGAAGAAAGAGTTTACAAATAAAAATCAGAACGAAAACAAAAAGTTTAAAACTAGACCCGTAAGTCTAAATGAGTTAACTGGATATACATTTGCTCAATATGAGAATGTTTGGAGAGATAATATGGCAAAAAAAGTAGTAGATAGTTTTATGTCTGATGAAAAATTACCAGAGGCTTCAGGTGAACCACCAGAAGAAACAGTTTCTAATACAGATAAAGAGTTATCTAAATCCGAATCTCCAGACGTTTCGATCTATAATTTTTCACAATTACAGAGTATGTATATAACACAAACGGGGTGTTTAGATCCTGCTCAGTTTAATATGTGGAAAACTGCTAGAGGAATTCGTCAAGAAGATAGAAGTAGTAATACTTTGTATGATAGATATCGGAAAGAGTATTTAGCAGGAAAAGCAAGGAATAATGGTCAAACAAAGACAGAAAACTATAATACAGTATTAGATTATTGGAAAGAAGAAAAGTTTAAATAATAACAGGGGGCTTCGGCTCCCTTTTTAATTAAAATAATATGATGGAATTAAAGTATTGTGAGGGTTGTGAAGAACCTGAGGAAGAAATATCTGATATAAATGGGTATAAGCTTTGTGAAAATTGTGCAGACAATTATGAGAATAAAACAGGACACTGTTCTTTAAATTGTTGCTTAACTGGATATTGTGATAGTAGTTGTTAAATTAAAACCCTATGACAAAACAAGAAATTATAAATGAATTAGAAAAGTTTAGTGTTGATAATCCTGATGTTATAGCAGGGATTTTTAATGTAATTACTTATGTAGAAGCTTGGTTAGGTGGTATAATGTCTGTAGATTATATGCCCGAAGATAATGAGATATTTATATCATTTGCAGACAATGAAGGTTTCCTCGCGTTGATTGTTAATACTGCAGGAGAATATAACATGAAGAAACACAATCCGGATACTTTTGAAGTAGTTGGTACTTATCCTTTTGCTAATTCTTATTCAACATGTATGCAATTATTATTAACATTTAACAAAGATCCTAATGATTTGCCTATACACGAACTATATATAAATGGCGTGTATTAAATATATAAAGATGGGATATAACGCAGCTAAAGATGGTGAAGAAATAAAAATAACTATAGAAGAAGATGGAGAATAAAAAGAAGGTACTATTCGTGTGTACTGCTAATAGATATAGAAGTAGAACAGCATATGAACTATTTAAAGATAACCCCGATCTAGAAGTTGATAGTTGTGGACTAGAGTCTTTCTATGTTAGAGACACTAAGAAATTTTATTGGGATAAAGCAAAGGAATTTACCCCAGAACTTTATGAATGGGCTGATATTGTGTATGTAATGGAAGATTATCATATGTATCTATTAGAAGAAAAAGGGATAAATAGTTCAGATTCTAAATTAATTAATTTGGGAATAGAAGATATTTATGAATATAATAATCCAGAATTAATAGATCTACTAAAGTCAAAAATTAAAATTTAGATAACAAAATAGGGTATAGAAATAAATCTATACCCTTTATCCAAGTTGTAGTCTTATTCTAAGTTTCGTTACTTAATATAATCTATTTGTCTGTCAATATCTTGTAAGTCTTCTATCTTATTAATAACAGGTATTAAATCAACAAATTTAACAGCTATTTTCAATTCTCCTGCTCTTTTTCCTCTTTCATATGTATCCCCCCAATTTAATGGTTGTCCTGCCATTATAAGAAATGTAGTTAAATTCTGAGCTGTCATAACACCAGCAGCAGGAGACTTGAGAATCTTAAACATTTCAGAAGCATTTGGTCCTGGTACAAAGAAAGCTATCTCTGAATAGGTTCTATGGAACTGATAAAGTAAAAACTTCTTATAATCATCATCCTTGTCTTCCCAATCAGAGGCAAGCCTAGCCAATAAAGCCACACCAACCATAAATGCTATCTCATTTAGTGTTCTGATGACATTAGCTCTTTCCATTTTAGACATAGAATTCCATTGGCTGACAACGTTCGGTTGAAAAGATATCAAATCTTTAGCCAACTGAATAGCAAAATTCCAAGTACTTATGTAAGTACCTTCCTGTTCCTCATTTAGTCTATAATTAAATCTTTTAGATCTGAATCTTCTTTCAAATCCCGGAACTATAAATTTCCTGAATAATAGTGCTATTCTACCTAAAGCGTATTTCTGAGCTATAGATCTATCTATATCGCTATATACACCATCCATATATTGATTAGCACCTTTAACAGTATCAATAAATCTGGCTATATCCTTCCTAGTAATATCTTTATCTTTAAATATTAGTCTACCTTCTTTAACTTCGGTAGTTTCCCACATATTAACTGTTTTGCCAGAATCAAGTTTAAAATTCTGAGCCATAGCTAAAGCTAAAGTGGTTTGAAGATAATGCTCACCAGCATTATTAGCAAACATTAATGTGTTTAGTCCAAGCAGTCTAGTGAATTTATTACCTCTAAAAGCTCTTATTTCTCTTACTCTTTCGTTATTATTCTGAAGAACATCGAAATATTCAGACCACAGTGCTAATTTACTCTTCTTATTTCTAGAACCTATATCATTGCAATAACTAGCAATATTAGCAGTGTATATACCATTAGCTCTTAGATAGTCCTTTTTACCATAAAAAGTACCAGCTAAGCTATCTCCAAATCGAAGTATATTACCAAGAGTAATGTTAGAGAATCCTGAGAATAAGTTAAGTGCTAGTCCATTAAGAGCAGTCCACTTATTAAATTTATCAGCAACTTTACCTAAGTCAATCTTCACACCAGCTACGTCAATAACTTCGTTTTCACTTCTCATCCGACCATAAACCTGCATATTCATGTACTCCTCAAACATCCTATACCCGCTTGATTCTATACCTTTCTTAGTAATAATATCACCAGTAGTAGAATCTATCTTAGCCACTCCAAATCTCTTCTGAGTAACATTCCTTTCAGCCAATATATCCTTAATAGTTTCCAACTCAGCTACTATATCACTCATATACTTATAATTAGCTGCCATATTGTAAAATCTTATAAGTGTACTAGAGAAGTCGGTATTTATATCATTAGTGTCTTCGAGGTATCTGGTATAATAAATAGGAACAGTAGAAATAGCCTTTCCAGCATCATCTACTATACCAAATTCATCAACATCTTCTCTAAGTAATATTTGGTCTTTTAAGCCCTCTTTTATCGTTTTTAAGCCACTTTTAATATCTTTTGATGAAATAGCACGTTCTAGAGATTTCTTACGAATCTGAGGCATCTTAGAGTACATTTCATAATTAGGGGGCAGAAAGTCTTTAGCTTCAGTATAGATCTTATTTAACTCTGTAAACAGTTTAAATTTTTTAGGATTACTTTCAAGTTTCTCATATTGAGTTTTATACTTAGCATCATTTTTATGAGCTTTGGTCCACTTTTTAACTTGTTCTGCTAATAACTCCTCATCTTCATAAATCTTAGCTAATTCTTCTCTGTAGGCTGTTCTATCTCTAAAGAATTGAGAATCAAGTTGGGAAACCATATTTCCAGTCAATTTACCATCAACATTTTTCTCAAACATATCATTATAAACACTAAGCCCTTTTTCACCAGTTTCCTTCTCGTAGTCTTCTAATAGCTTTAATACCCTTTTTTCTGCGTTATAAGCCACTAATCTGGCAGTATCCTTACTTTCCCTTATAGCTTTAGAAGAAAGAGCTAATATCGCATCTTTACTATCTCCTATAGTAGATAAATAAGCAGAGACAATATTAATATCTGTATCAGAATGCTCTAATAAGTCCTGAATCTTTTCTGAAGTCATTTCGGAATTAGATTTTGCATATTCATACAGGAATTCAGACACCTTAACTTTACCCTGCTCTAGATAGAATGTTTTAATCTCATTCTTCTTAGAGATCATAGGAAGAATTCTTTCTTTAAGAGAAGATAGTCTAGGATCTGAGAATCTTTGACTTATAAACACATCGAGAACATCATATGCTTTTATGTAAACATATAAGTCTCTAAGATCTTTAGTAGTTACAAGACTAGGAACCTCTTCAAGCTTAAGCATTCTATTGTGCTGAATATTAATATCTTTATCTGCCTGATCTATAAATCCTATAAATCCTTCCACATCTTGATTCTTCTCTAGTTGTTCATAAATCCTATCTAATTCTGCCTTATATTCATCTCTGATATTCTTCTGTTTGTAGTGAGCTAGTTTCCTCTTTAAACTATCTGTAGCTCTTTTAAGAACATCTTTAAAAGGATCCAGCTTAACTTGAAAATAGGCTTCATCAGAATCTATATCCGAGTTATAGACTTGTTCTAAGGTATCTGAGAGCATATCATTTGCCAATCTTTCATATTGAGCATTAATAATAGCATCAATTTCATTAGCAGAATTCTTACCAAAAATACCTTTAATCTTAGCCCAGATCAATTTGGCTGTGGCCAATAGCTGATCAAACAGGCTCTTATTTTCACTGTACACATTATTATTAACAAGAGCAGAAGTTAGCAGTTTACCTGCTGTTTCAAAAGCCATTTTCTCTTCAGTATCATAAATATCCTTGTACTGTTCTTTAACAGTATTATACAAAGTAGATTTTCTGGCAAGATTAAGATATCTATCATACATAGGAGTATTCTTAACCATAGCAAATAAAAAGTGAGAAGACTCTTCAGGAAGAGTTTCTATATTAGCTTTGTTATCAACAATATAAATAGTCTTCCTAGCTATATCAGCCATAGCCACAGCATCCTCACCAGTTCTTGTTTTAAGCTCATTAATAGCCTCTACAGATATTCCTTTAGAAGATAACCAACCAGTTAATAGATTATCTAACTTTTCGTTTGGTTTCTCTAAATTGTCACTGAACAACTGGAATGATTTACCTTGTTGTCTGGCATTAAATATAGCTTGAGCAGCTAATGGGTTTATTTCAATAGTAGCAGAATTCTTAGTCTTAGTAATAAGAATTATATCTTGATTACCAGCAATATCTCTATAATAAGTATTAATATTATTAAGCTTATCAATTCTCTTTTGAAAAGCTGATTTACTTTCAATATTTTCATTATCTTCTCCCCATCTTCCCTTGTTAACGAACCATTTATCATCAAATCTATGGATTAATTTACTATCTACAAGATATTTAAGCCAGTTTTCGACTGTAGATTCCTGAAAGGATTCGGGTATAGTATAGTTATTAGCAATAAATTGTCTGTAGGCTTCAAACTCACCTACCTTATCTACAAGCGCTATCCAGCGACTATCATTTTTATTTGGGCAAACTAATTTCATATTATTTACAGTGATCTATTAGGGTTTGGATATCATCATCCGATACATCTTTATTAGTATCAGAAATTGTATTATCTAAAGTCTCAACTTGTTTAGTTACAGGAGATTTAGATTCATCCACTTTAACATTGTTACTAACTACTATGGATTGTAAATTGTCGATATTAATATCATATTCATTACCTACTAACTTTCCAACCTCTTCATAGGTAAAAGTATTCTTATCTAGTAATCTGAATAATTTATTATCAAACTTAACCATAAACTTAGGAAGCTTCTCAGTAAATGTTTCTCCCTCTTGTTGATAGGTTACAGTGTCTATAACATTACTACCATCTTTGACTACTAAGTAGTGGTTTTTATGTTGTATTACAAACTTAGGATCAACTTCTTTAACAAATCCTGAATTAGGATTATTTCTGATAAATTGCTCTACAAACCTATTTATTTTCTGCAAATATAAGGAATCTTGCTCTAATTTACCAAAAATATCTTCCTGAAAATCAATTAATCCTATATCTCTCAGATATTCTGTAGGAATAAAATCAGCAAATGAGTAGAGAGATTTACCAACCCCGGATACAGCGAATGAATAAACGACAAGATCTTTGCCTATGCTAGCCACTTCGGTATTATCGTCTTTAAGAAGCCTATCAAAATCCTGAATAATTTCATTTCTTTCATCCTTAGTATATCCTACTGTACCAGAGAATGTTATATAATTGACATCTTTATTACTCTGATAGTCAGGAGTATGCAGAAGTTTAATAAACAGATTATCTTCATAGTCTTTATTACCTTTAAGTTTATTTAGCCTCTTTGCTAGTGTTTTCTCACCTATAAGCAACTCTTTTAGGTTTTTAGTATTATCCTTCAGCCAATCAAAATCTGTTGTTATAAACGAAATTAAACTGTTATTCAAAGCACTTATATTTTTATAATAGAAAGTGTCTGATGCATCTCCATTATCTTTAAGCTGTCTAAGAAAATTGTCAAATATTCTATTACCATATGGTATGTATCTGGCAGTATTATCTCTGGTAACTCTAAGCACATCAGTAAATTCTTTAACCATTGGGTAGGTACTCTCTTCTGAGAATACTGAAGCTGTGCTAACCATCTTGTTTTCAATACTCTGATCTACCTTATCAAGAAATTGATTAAGTTGGGCTAAAGTAGGAAGAGATCTTATAGCGTCTGCTCTGGTTGCACTTACAGCAAGACCTAAACTATTAGCATACTTTCTATACTGTTTGTAGGTCTGATACACTAATTTTTGATAATCGTTAGTAGTATCTTTTAACTCTCTTCTTAAAGTTTCAGTAGACAAATCTACAACCTTATTTTCCAACTTATCTATATTGTATTTAGCTATTATTCTGGTCTCTGCTTCCTTTTCATTGTAAATGGTAAGAAATCTTACATAATCTTCCAATATAGGCTGAGAAATGAAATAAGAAGCTGTTTCAAGGCTATATCCAGCCCTAACTATCATAGCAGCAACACCAAATGTTTCAAAATTGATATTAAGATCATCTGCTACAGGATCTTTAGCATTATCAACAAAAGCAGCAAGGAATTGTCCAAGATTATCAGATATAAGCGTTTTGAGATCAAGCGCATACATTCCTGATAGATTAGTCTCAGACTTACCATCAAATGTAATAGTTCCATTGTTTAAATAAAGATTACTTTCTTGGGCAAGAGCATGATTAGTATTCTGATTAGCAGCCAATCCAATTAGACCAGCACCAGCCTGGTTCCTTTTTCTGAACTCTTCTTGACTAATAGGATCTATATAGATTAGTGGGGCTTTGCTCTTATATTTCCTAACTTCACCAGCAAGCTTTTGTAACTCAGCAAATCCCCCTTCTTTAACTATTTCATTATAATTAGCAGGATTAGTAAGAATAGATTGTATAATATCTAGAATACCATTATCTCTTTCTTCACGAGTATGAGATTCGGCCTCTGGATTGAATTCAATCTTAGTTATATCATTTCCCTGTTTCTTGAACTCCGGAAGCATGATATAGAGTTTATCAATATCGAAATCAGATCCCATCTGAGATACAATTTCAGGGGGTAATACTACCATACTACCAGATTCTTGTGGTAAGAATCCAACAACTTTAAGAGGTATCATAGAGTGTTTTCCTTCTGTAGGAATCCTATAACCAACCATTTTAAGAAGTTCTGGATCAATATCTGCTATATCTTTTGGTTGAACTACTTCTTTAGTCCACCAAGGTAATAGACATTCAGCATATTCTATCACACCTTCTTTGTTCCTAATATATTTAAGATCCTGAAATCCGAATTGTGATACCTGAACAGCTCCAATGCCTCTAGTCTTCTGAGACATTACCCCATTCTTAAAGATAGAAGTGAGAATAGGTTCAAATCTAGTAAGTAGGTTAAAGGGTAGGCTTATTGTCTGGCTACCATCTTTCTTAGTAATTAGTTTTAAACCTTGCTCATAATTATCATCAAGATTTCTGCTGTCAATCTCATCTCTGAGCATATCTACTAAAGTGTTTATATCAGAGAATTCTTCTACTGTAGCACTAAGATCTTCTCTAACATTATCCACAATTAGTTTTTGATAAAGGTCTTTAATTTCTCTACCTGTTAGTTCTTTATCTTTAAGCTTATAAATAGTATCATTTTTAACATTCTCCAATATCAATCTTCTAATCTGAGTACCAAACAATATGTGAGCATCTATATGCTTCTCAGGAACGTTCTGCACCCATCTCCAATAACTGTTGGACAGAGTTATATATTTTACATCCTTGTTATTAAGGAAATCTTCTTGGTTATTAGAATTAATCTCACCTGCCTTAACAGCACTATCAAATACAGCCTCATCAATACCATTCTCTTCCATAGTTCTTCTTAGCTTATCCAATTTAGGATTATCTTTAGTAAGAGCAGGAATAAGAGGTACTGCGGAATATTTAATTTGTGTAGGAACAACTTTCTTTAATTCTTCATTGTAAGAATGAGCATAATAGAATCCTTTAACCGGATTTAATATAATTCCATAATCTTTAATAGTCGCTTCTCCAGATTGAAGTTTAAACAGAGATTCTTCTAATTTCGTATTGTATTTACCAGTAGCTTTAGCTATTTTAATATACCTATCAAGTGTCATATATCCTTGGGCGTCTGTATAATCAATACCATTGAATGCTGGTTTATCTACCTTCTCAGTTTTTAGAATAGCAACATTGTAAGTTTCTCCTGTAACATCTATATTTAAATCATCTCCGGGAACATTAATCTCGTTAGATCTCTTGGAAGCATCAGTAACATCTTTGTAAAAAGCTGTATCTCCAATGGTTAGTCTAGATATTTCACCTGTAAAGATTAGACTATTTATGTAGAATCTATTCAGAGCCTTAGTTAAGCTACCATTATAAACTCTTTCTATGGCTACAGGATCGATAAACTCTGATTGAATAGCATTACTATCATCCTTGGTAATAATACCTAAATCAAGAAGCTTATTTTGAAACTCTTGCGCTTTACCTGTTAAATATTCAGTAGCTGCTGATTTTAATTGTGTTATCAAAGCAGGATCAATAGCTCCATTATTAACTATAGAACTAACTAAACCAGGGGCTAATTGCTGTATTGCGGCGCTGTCAGTGGATAATAACTTATAGCCATTACCTTTAGTATTCCCCTTCTTAATATAATTCTTAACAGCCAAAGGAGAATCCATGGGAATTTTATTGATATAAAGATCTGCTATCCTTTTTATTTCAGGAACTATTACCTGATTTACATAAGTATCTACAATATCGTTTTCATTATATCTATAAGAAGATATGGCCCTAATGACAGGATTATCTGAAGGTGTGGGCAGAACATATACTGCAGTTTCTTTACTACCATTATTTAAAAATAAGTTGATTTTGGTTACCCAAGAATCTTTCTCATTGAAGTCTTTATATTTAGTACCAGATTGTCCTTTTATTTGCTCCCTGAGACCATCCACTACAAATAGATCAAATCCCTTCTCTCTGAAGTTTTTATCGTTTATAAGTCTTTTAACAAGTCTTGAATCAGAATAATAGGGATCATTGAGATAGGTTTTAAGTATCTCAACGCCAGAACCATTCTTTATTTTGGTTAAGAACTTGGTCATGAAGGTGTTCATGTTATAACTATAAACACTCTTATTCTCAACATTCTTAAATGAATCTGTAATAATATCCTTGTTAAAGTTTATAACAAGGTTAGCAAGTCTATCAATAGCTTTATCTTCAGTTAAGAAAGGATTTTGAAGACTCTTAACGCTACTAACGAGGTTCTCAAGAGTACCTTCAGTACTACCATAAATAAATGTCTTAAACTCATTTATTCCGGGAATAATGAGATTACCAACAGACACAGACTGTTTATATCTATCAAATACCGATTTAGGAATATTTATACCAATAGCTCTAAGAACATCTATATAATTATCTATAATATCGTCTGTAAGAGCTTTGCCTTCCTTGAGAGATGTTTCTAAAGAAGCTTTAAGAACTTTATATTTATTATTCAGTATGGCTAACGCCTCATGTCTGATAGCTTGTTTATTATTATCTATGTAGATAAATTTGTCTATAAACTTATTCTTCCATTCTTCTTTTATGAAATTTCTAATATTCTTCCTATTAGAAGTCATGACTCTGAATTTCTTAGTTTCTCCTAATTCATCTACTTCTGTAGAAAATAGAACAGTTATGAACTTATTATTAGATTTAGAGAAATTAGTATAGAATTCAGATTTAAGGTCATCTCCTGATTCATTTAATATATCAATGAGCTGATGAATTTCTGGTCTGAAACTAGTTAGTTCTTGCATCTCATTAATCATATCTGCATAGGTATCTAACCCAGCAAGATTTCTTACAAGGAAGTTATAAGTTTCATGAAAGTTCACTCTTTCATATTCAGCAAACTCGTTTATCTTGAAATGATAATTAAGCTGTTGGTTGCCATCTACATCAGTATATAGAGTAGGCTTCTTCTCCATAGCTCTAAGCGAACGAACAAGGCGTTTCATACCAGCAGACAGTTTATCATATCCACTTATTTCGAAGTATTGATATTGCCACCTTTCTTTGTTATCAATGTCTGGTTCATCAATATCTACCTCGTTCTCAGACTGAATCTTATTCTCTATGTACTCTGACCAATCTTGTGCGAGATCTCTTACTCTAATATTATATCCATATACTGATAAGAAACGTTTATGTTTGGTTTTAAGACCTTCAATCTTTTCGCCATTAACTTCCATATCTTCAAACATATCTACCAGTTTCTGATTCAATTCTGGTAAGTTGCCTTTAGAATCAGCATGCCTTGCTTGGAAGCTTTCTATAGCTCTATCATATATAATGTTGAGATTGAGTTTATTGTTTGATAAAAACTCTCCATATTCTATAAATCCTACAGGTAATCCTTTATTAACCTCATATTGTTCAACTAATTCCTCAATGGCTTCTATAAACATATCGTCTATAGTTTCTATTGCTTTTCTTTGCAGTTTAATGGTAAATCCTGGAACAAGAGATTGCCTTACTAATAATTCGTTGTTTTGCCTATTTATATTGCGTTTAAACAACTTTTCAGATTGACTATATATTCCACTATCAATTCTATAAAAGAATTCGTCTAATGCAATCTTATTGCTCAATAGAGCTTTAAGTTGCTGATACAATCTTTTGAAGAAGTTAAGAATCTTAGCCCCTAAAGAACTAATAGACTGGTTATTAATGATATATCTCTTGAAATCTTCGGCAAGTTTTTCTTCAATATAAATATCATTTATTTCAGATTCAGAAAGATCTGGATATAATTCTCCCAGTTTACTAGCCTCCTCAGCAGTAATTTTGGGGTACTTTCTAGTACCTTGAGTAGTTACAGACTCCCTTTCTTTATTAGAAAGGATAAGATTAAATACTACGTGAAAAGCTTCGTGGTAGGTTGTACCTTCAGGGGCATTCCTGTTAATATAAATCATATTATCATAGAATAGCCCCCAAGCAGATTGACCAAATTTAGAGTTAATTGTTCTAAGATCATCAACAAATTGGACCCTATCTTCTATAAAAGGAAGGTTCTTGGCTACCCAAGCTAATTCGTTAGTACTATTCAGGGGTTCAAACTTCTCATCTGTAGCAGACGATCTTCTGAATATTCCAGGTTTCCTAACAACCTTATCAGGAAACTTGTATGGTTCAGGTTTCTTAATATCCCCAAGATCAGGAACTACTTTTGGTAATTCATAATGTAAACTTGGCTGAATGAAGGGGTATTGACTATTTAAGTCAGAAGTAACTACGAATTCCTCCGATAGAAAATCATTGTAGTTGCTATAGCTATTACCAGTAACAGGGTCATTGTATTCATCGAATCCATTTATTTTCGATTTAAGAACGTTTCTTAGCCTATTGGATAAATCATTACGAACATAATCGTCATTGAAATTATCGCCAAATCTAAAGGTTTCAGAACCTATTATGATAGACTCTGTTGCCCCATCTATATAGAGAGTATTATCAGATTTATTTCCCACATAGGTAACCTCATTAATTTTGTCTGATATGTCTTTATAACTCTCAGGAGTAACATTGTTAAGGTTATCTATAATATATTCAACCTCTGCACTAGTTAGTCTTCTAAGATTAGCCTTAGCAGGTCTTACTTTACCATCTAGACCAATAATAGGAATATAGACTGCCCCATCTTTAAGATTAACGGCTGAAGTTGCATTCTGTAACACTTCGTTGTTAGGAATAACAATATTACCTTGAAGACCATACCCCAATGAAAAATCCTTGGTTTTAAGAGTATCCGATAATTTCTCTGTTTTTTCTTCTTTCTTTAAAGACTTATTCTTATCAACATTGTTAAATAATCCTGGTCCTTTATGAATAATTTTAGATTCTGTTATAGGTTTTTTACCTCTATAAGTATCAATTACTTCTATCTGATCTGGTTCAAATACAACCATTTCCAAAAATGGTCTATATCCTTTGTCAGATTGCTTATTCCACACTACGGAATCAAATCCAATTTCCTCTAACGCTCTTCTGTCATCGCTAGATATTGTAATGGAAGTTTCTAATTTGTACCTAGCCTCATGTAATGGATCTCCCATTATGTAAGGTCCTTTAGATTTCAAAAATGCATAGTAAAGATCTTTACCCTCTCCTATAGTATTCTTATCAGTAAATCTACCATATTTCTCGGCTTGTCTTATATCTCTTGAGAAGTATATTCCTTGTTCTCCTGTAAAAGCATCACTCTTTCTATACCCCTCATCTCCAGGCTTTTTGAATTTTTCTATTCCCTCTTTTCCTGCTGTCATAAATATCATAGGCTCACCATTGATATCCCTCATAATATTTTTATCTTTAACAGACTGATCAATAGCTCTCTCTAGATTTGTTCTATTGAACTTAACTATTTTCCCATCAGGCGACTGTACATAACCAAGGGTATAAAGATAGATTATAAAATTCTCAAGATTTTGTCTTATAGTAAACGCTGTTTTTAACTTAGCTTTAAGATCGGGATTGTCATCAAGATCGAAAGACACTTTGGAATCGAAACCTGCAAGTAATATTTTTTTATCTTTTAATTTAGTAGTTCTATCTTTAAACTTTTCACTAAGATAAATGGTTATGCCAAATTTATCATTAGTAGTCCAAGCCAACATGTCTTCAGAGTAATTATATTTAACAGGATCAGCATAATCAACCTTTAAAGGTCCATATTTATCTGAAAAATCCTGTAAGATAGTATTAGGCTCTCTTAGTTTAGCATATTGAATTTTACCTTGTTCTTTCCCATAGATTTCAACAAGATCTCTATAAAGAATAGAATCTTGCCCATTAGGGGCTTTAGTTGTAAAGTTGGTAGGAACCTCTACAGACTCTCCCTCATATAAAGCCTTTCTAAATCTAACTATATCGTCATTAGCTTCAGCGATTTCCTTAGTATAGATAGCCTTAACAAACCCAATAATTCTATCTCCAGATATTATCTCTATAGCAGCTGTTAGATAAGGATTATTATTTGAATAGGAAAGAAGTTCATTAGGATCTAGATTATTAGCATTAGCAAATCTTATTATAAATGGATTTACATCCACAGATTTATTAATGTTAAAACTTACAGAATCCCCAACATTTACGCTATTATTTTCTAAATAAACAGGGTTGGAAAATGCATTATAGGCAACAGCATTAGGACTATTAGAAGTATTTTCATTAGACAGTTGAGTACTTAAAGCTTCTGATAGATCTGTTGTAGTAGGTATTGAATCTATATCGTTAGGTTCTACTATGGATGATTTAACTGTATTCTCAGTATTGAAATAATCATCAATAGTCTTTCTAATCTCTGGAAATATTTCTTGCTCTCTGGCATCAGATAAAGAGTCTTTAAGCTCTTCTGGAGTTTCAGATCTAAGAGTATATCCTAAGTCTGTAAATATAGGTTCAAAATGAGCTTTGTCCATTTCAAAAGCTTTAAGATCTTTATATCTCTCCCCTAATGATTTATAGAAATTTCTATCAGGAGTTACCGATTTAAAGTATCTTTTCTCAAATTGCTTTACAGTTTCAACTTTAGTTAATTCGTTCCTTCTTCTATCCATCTCATCATTAACTATCTTAGCTAATTCTGGAATATCTTTATAAAGAGTATTTTCAGGAACATCTATAGCTTTAGCTATATTCCCCTGAATAGGAGTTTCAAGAAGTCTTTGAAGATCTTCAACTGTAGCTTTCGATACAAAATTATCTCTAAGATTATCAGCAACCATGCTGCGCATTTGAGATTTCATATCATCTTTTAAGGCTGTTGTAATTTCTTCTTGTCCCTTCTTAGTTTCAACTTTCTTAAGTATATCTTTAATAGTTCCTAATTCTGTTTCAAGCTTAATCCTATCAATAAAAGATTGTTGAAGATCATTATCAAACGAGGATTGTATAGCAGATTGAACTTGAGCTTTTGTTGCAAAACCTTCTGCTTTAGCTGCGTTATATAAATTACTAAGAGTCTCTTTGTAAGCCTCTTTCATATTCTCAAATCCTTTAACAGAATTAAGAGCATTAAGCTGGAGTTCTGTTTTCTTAATATTATTAAGAAGAGGGCTGAGATTTAAAGCCACAGAAGCATTATTAAAGGAAGTATTGATATCGTCATTCAGAGATTTAAGCCTTTTCTCTTTCAATCTCTGTTGAACAAGGTTCTGAAGTTCTGTTTGTTTTACTTCTTCAGATTTAGTGTTATCGTTATAGATTCTATTAAAAGCATCTTCAACAAATTTGACATCATCCAATCTCGAAGATATCTTAGATCTAAAATCATCAGGATTAATATTAAGAGCCGAAGTATCTGTGTCTTGAGATTGATTTCTTATCTCATTTTCAAACTGATCTAGTTTCCCTTCTCTAGCTTTGGTGATAGCTTCCGACATGAAAGTATTATCAGCTATATCGTAGAAAGTTTTCTTATCTCCTACTTCAGCTGCTTGTGCTTGAGCCATATTGTTTCCAAGAACTTTATCAAGCTTCGTCCTAATAGGATCTACAAATTCATCAATTCCTTGACTAGCAACAGTGAACACTCCTCCACCTAATCCTCCAAGTAAAGCAGATGTATAAAGGTCTGGATCAGAAAGATAGCTAGATATTCTACTACCAGGAGATTTAGATTCAATCAATCCTTTATCTCTTTCAGCATTATAAGCAGATTCTTTTTGAGCTAGATATTGATATACCTCTTCACCTGCTTCTGTAGGTATTTGTTTTAATAGTTCTGATTTCAGAGTGCTGCCAGCTCTTCTGGCTAGATTAAAACTCTTAAACATACTAGCATACTGAAAAGCATCGACACCTAATAATAAAGAGTTAGCATACCAAGTATTTCTACCGGTTTCTCCAGCTATTTCTTTAGCTGTAGCATCAGCAGATTCAGGATCATATCCTCTTTCTATAAGAGAATTATAAGATTCCTGATACGAGGTTTTAGCAGCTTCATATGATTCTGCTGTATTTTCAGTAAGTCTGGATAGTACAGCTGCTGTTAATCCTTTAGCTGAATTTACTTTACCTACAGTATTCAATAATCTACCGGCCCCTAAAGCTTTACCTGCTGATCCTAGTAGTTTTGTACCGGCTGCTGTAGGTATCATCATAGATACTGTTGTAGCCAAATTAGGTAGATTATTAGCCCACCAAGAACTCGATAAAGGATTGAATCCTCTATCATCATCTGACATATATACATTAGCTTCAGCAGCATCTTGTGCCTGCATCATGATATCAGAGAACCAGTTATTGAATTCACTCTCAGCTCCTATAACAGAATTGTAATGACCTTCAACATCAAGAAGTCTTGCAGAATCTCTAAGTGTTCCTAAAGTTAATTCAAGCACAGAATTATACAATCCCTTACCTAGATTGGCAAAAGGGTTTTGAGAGTCGGCACGAATAGCCTCATTATCAATACCCTCATAAGGAAGAAATCCATATTCACCATGTGACGGATAAACATTAAATTCTGGGGACACTCTTCCAGATCCCGCTAATCCAGTATTAATATCAGATAAGTTTTTAGTACCAGGAATTCCTAAATCTGACAAGGTCTTATAATCAGAATTCTGAGCCTTTAGGGACTCAGAAGCCTGTTTGTTGTTTTTATATAATTCCGATAAAGGTATGTATTCTGCCATATTATCTTTTGTTGTGGTGATTATAAACTTTCTCAAATGTATTGGGGGTAGCCATATCTGCTTCAGGAATAATTATAATATCACTGTTTTTATTATGTTTGTCTGAAACATTGTATGTACCATCCTTATTTTGTCTTATATCATAACCATATTTCTTAAACTTCCTCCAATTCTCATTGAAATTCCAAGAAGCAGCATAGTCTTCCTCTGGACTAATCTCTTTATCTGGACCCATCATTTCGAAATCGTTAGCTCTAGCCCCCTGCCAACTCATAACCTGCGAAGGAGAGACACCAACCTTTATTGGATAAAGCGTTTCTTTTTTTCCATCTTCATTCACTCTTTCTCTACGATCAGCACCACCAACATTATCTTTTTCAAATCCGGCCTTCTTGAATTCATCTTCATTAACGTATACATTATAAAGCAGCATAGGTTCTTCTCCTCCGTGTACAGTAGGAACTAAAGCTGTTTGACCAGTAAACTCTTTCTTATAGTTCGTAACATCTCCACCATTAAGTGCTTGTCCTATAGGTAGCATGTTGAACTTCTCACCAAAAACCACAGCATTTGAATTATTTAATGCATTTACTCCCTGCTTGGAAGCATAATTAGCCAATGCAGGATTTGCTGCAGCTACTTTAGTGCCTACTAATATCTTCTGAGCAACATCTCTATTATCTTGCAAATAGTCATAAAGTATATCTCCATATGGATTATCGGGGTTAGCTCCTTTATCTTCAATCCATTCGTTATAGCTCATTGGCCTTCCTGTTTTCTTTTGTGGATTTTTTGATCCAAACCCACCAGCCATTCCAGGTAGCTGTTGCCAAGGAGAATCTAAATATTTTTGATATTCCCCCCGAGACCTCTCATATAGATCTCCTCTTTCCCTTTTACCCAAATCTTTATAAGAAGTTGTTGTAACAGGTCTACTAGGCATTTCAATAGCTGGACCAGGACTGTATTCTTGCCCAGCAGCTGTTGGATTATAAGATTCTGTCATAGTCTGAGACAATACCGATAACTGTGATTTACCATTTAATAACTTTAACCAGCTAGCCGGGACATCTTCATAACCTGCCATAGTATTTGAAATAAATGGTATTCTGCTCCTCAGTAGTTCTTTCGCTTTATCTCTACCATATGCAGATGCAACTTCTTCTGGAGTATACGGTTGTTGAGTATTGGGGTTAATTGAATTAGCAAATCCAGCGTAATTGGCTCTAGGATTATTCATGAAATCCATACCAGATCTCCTGAAATATTGATCTCCAGCAGATTCGCTCATAAAACTCGGAAGTATTTCATCTAGTATTTTATCAACTTCTTTTGAATTAGGATCTAGAAATTGCCCCTTACCTGTCTGTATTTTAGGAATATAGCCCATTGTACCATCAAGCTTTCTAACAGGGATATTAACAACCTTCCAACCAAGATCCCTCATCTTGGCTTGAATATGAGGATGAATTGCCTTATCGGCCTCTCCTATATAGTCCTGAGTCAATTCAAATCCAGGTCTAGTATCTTGATAGTTCTGCCAAGAGATCTTCCCGCTAGCATCAAGAAAAGGCTTATCAAACACATCTCTATTATATTCCCATACCTTACCTTGAGCAGCTAGCTGGTCTCTCATCTTCCTATGCTCCTGTTCCAGACCATATAGATCAGTTAATCCCTTTATTTCAGGACTAGCAGCAGTTCTCCTAGCAAGTCTCCTTATTTCATTCTCCATCCCCGGAGTATATTTAGGATACTTTGTCATAAGAGCATTGCTTTCATTAAAGAATTTATTGATTATAGCATTCTTTCCAGCAACGTCAACAGTTCTAGTAGGTAAAGCAGCCAATCTATCTTCTATAGCCTCTAAAGAAGATCTATTCCTCTGGTATTCTTGTTCCTGTGATCTTGCTGCAGCATCATAATACTGAAAAGGAATAGGTATATAATTGGAGGGAGTATAATTGTCATACAAATTCATAAGTTACAAATATAATGATTTTTAGTGAATTATCAAAATTATATATTGCTATGAGGATAGAGTTTAGGCAATAGATCTAATAACTGCTGATCTCTACCATATCCTTGGAATATATCGCTTAGGTTAGATATAGCTCCATATCTATTTCTCCTCACATTAGCTCTATTTCTAAGATTCATATCCTGATACATATTATCATATCCAGCCTGTTCATTTCCAAATCTTCCATAAGCATCAGCCAACCCTATACCCATTTGATTAGCAGTAGATTGTATTCCAACATCTCCTCTATTTCTATCGCCATAAGTAGAATTAAGCCCTCTAAGAGTTACACCTCTATTAGCTAGTTTAGTAGCAGCTCTACTTGGGCCTGAAAGATTGCCTTGAGCCCATCTATCAACAGATCTCCCTGAAGACTTAATGTCTCCTATTTGATCTGATACGTCATATCTAAGCCCTCTTTGATTAGCTATAGAAGTTCTATACTGGTTTAAAGCTTCATCCCTATATGGATTCTGTATTCTATTTATTCTGTCAGTATTGAAACTGTCAGCAAATTGCAAACCAGAGCCCAACAGGCCCATACCTAATCCTATATTGGAAGCATTATTATCTACCCAATCTCCAGCTCTTGAAAGAGGATTACTATCCCAGAAATCACCAAGTCTACTTGAGAATGGTCTGCTAGGATATTCAAGAAATGCGTCTTGAGGAACAGGTTGTAGTTCAGGTAGAGTTAATCCTCCTTCGGGGTACATGTAACCTCCTCTAAGGTATTTAGGCGCTTTTTTTATTCTTATTCTTGTCCTCATTATATTTAATTATATTTTTACAAAACCAAATTAACTTATCAAACGGCATATCAGACTTCATTTGATTAGCTGCCATACACACAAGTTGAATATTATTTTTAGAGTATTGTTTATAACAATCTATTTTGTCAACACTTACATTTGTATGTACTCTTCCATTAAACATTTCATAAGTCATTTCTATACCACTTAAGGCACAAATACCATTTTGATTTTCCCATATCTCTTTCAGAACTTCCCACCCAAAATCTATAACATACCCGCTGGCTCTAGCTCTATCCTTTATTCCATGCCATCTTTCAAGTAGAATTCTGTTCAAATCCTTTTTTCCTCTATTAGTTAGTTTCTTCTTATTATATGCTGCTTGTTTACATAATTTACAACGATAGTCTTTGTTATCTCTAAACCATCTTGCGTTATTATTATCAAAAAGATCTTCTGATAAATATTTCTTACAACAATAACATATTAAATTACCACAATCATCTTTTTGCTTAAATTTAGTTCTATATCTTCTTTTAGACTCTTTCAATTTCATATCCCATATTTATAAGGTTTTGTATTTGATTTTCATCTAAATCATGCTCCGATCCTTCTATAAACCCACCATATTCTTTTTTATTCCAGCGCGAAGCATTTAAAGCGAAGATAGCACGTTTCCTAGTCAATGGATTCTTACTATGAGTAAGTTCTTCTGTAGTCTTCCCAGTACGTTTCTTTAAGGCATTAAACTTACCTCTATTCTCCGGCTTGATGTGAATAGTTCCTCCGTCTCTGTATTCTTGGGCTTCAGGTTCTTGATACATCTTTGTCATCTCTTGTAACTGGAATATCTGTTCAGACTTTACATCATTTCTATCCACTGAATTCTTCAGATACAAATCGTTCGGTCTTATAGTCAGTCTCTTGTCTTGTTTCATTCTATTCCTTTCTATTTTAGCCTGATCTTTAGCAAATGTTTTATTCGTTAAAGGATTAATTAATCTATCAGAGGTTATCTTCGTACCTTCAGGTAATGTTGTTTTTATTCCTCCATCAGCATGACTAGGACCATCAAACATTAAAGTCTGACCATCAGGAGTAATAGCCACCTCTTCCTTTTCAACTTCTGCTGGTTGGTGACCCATCAGTGCTCTACCATCCCAGTAATTTCTTGTATAACTATTATCTTGCATAAATCCTCCATCTTTATAAAGCAGCCTACTATTTCCATACATCTGTTTAGGATTAGGTCTTATGGTATCAACTCTCAATTCTGGAGTTTTCATTTCTACCTCTTCAGGAGAATCAAATAAACCCCCTAGATAACTACCAGCATATGCTCCTACTCCACCAAGTAGGGGATTTACTGAACCTAGACCTATAGTACCAGCTATTCCTCCTATTGTAGCACCAATACCATATTTAGGTATTTTTCCTCCTTTAGAAAATTTGTTACTTTTTAAGGATTTGTACTCTTCAGGGCTATACATTTTTCCTGTTTTATGGTTCATATAATAATAGTCGTTTATTTTTGTATTATGTGTTCCATAATATTTTCCAAAATCTTTCTCGTTGAATATATAAGGAGATTCACCATTCTGAGGTATAGTATCCACTGAAACTATTGGAGGAATAAGATTAGGCTTAGATACAATAGGGGATTCTTTTGTAACTTCAGGTTTGTATAAGACTGGTTGTACAGGTTTCTTATATATTCTAGCTACTGAATTAGGTGTAGCTTTATATGTTGTTTCAGGTAACGGAGACTTCTTATTTAGCTTTGTTAGGGCATCGTAGGCTTTCTGCCCCTTTATACCTTCCTGGGATTGATAGAAAGCCTTGGTTTGATTCAACCAAACATCATCTATTATATCAGAAGGTAGCCCTCTAGACATCAACATCTTTAAATCTGCCACATTGTTTTTACTTGAATTATATAGAGCTAAGCTATCATTATATGCCTTTATTCTAGGATCACTCTTATTTGATGTATATATTGGAGTCTTTCCTCCATCTGGATATTGCATCTTATCTTTCTTTTTCATTATCAAATGTTTCTGCTAACAGTAAACTTAATATACCTTCAGTTTGATTATCATAAGTTAATCTGGCTGTTGTATATTTATCACTAAACCTTTCCTTTTCAAAGAATGGCTTATTTAAGTCTATAGAAGCTGTTATATTATAGTCAACATCCAAGATTGGAATATTGTAATCATTTCTAATGTTCCTGAATTGATTTATGTTCCACTTGTTATTAACGAGTCTTGCTGTCGACAAGTTTATTATGTTTGTACTTCCAGATACTTGATATGAATTATACAAATAAAACTTATCGAATGTTCTGGTTATTATTTCATTATTAGTAAAATCCTTAAACTTACTAGCATACGATATTGAACTAAATTGTTTAGATATATCTGGGTTATTGTTGTAAACTATATCCACTTCAAAAGGATATTTAGTAAAGTAAAATCTACCAACATTAGTAAGGGAATTATGCCTGAATATTTGAGTGGCTGTATACGAATAAAAATTCATATTATCAAAACTATAAATACCTGGCTTATAATCATATATACTTCCCCAACATTTTAATTCAGGATAGTAACTGGTAGTAACAGATCTATCTATAAAATAAGTAGAATTAGTTAATAACATAATATCAAATGCTGCTCCATTATACCTATAAAAGCTCCCTTGTGCTTCACTAAAAACGACATCACCAACGTTATATATATTACCATCAATAAACTTGCCCCTGAAGTTATTTAAATAGGTTTGCCTCATTTCGTAGTCCTTCTTAGTAAGAATATATCTTCTATACTTTTCATCCCAAGCTGCAGTATGACCAACAGCATTAGGATTAGCAGGATTATCATAAAGAGGATAGAAATAGTCTTCATCTCTCATCTGATCTACTAGTTTAAGTTTTCCGTTATTTAGGAACCATTTAATTCTACCATTAGAAGATATTTCATCAATTCCTTCATTAACGAGATATACTTTACCTTTACTAGAATCTGGATAGATTAAACCAAAAGGAGTTCCTAAGCTGGCCCATTGGCTTCTTGTTCCTCCATACCCTATATCAGAATAAACAATGTCTTTAACAGGTATAGCAAATATATCTCCAGAACCTAAGAAAGCGTTAGTATCCTCTGTTTTAAGTACTTCTCTTGCAACAGTTCTGGTTATGGAATTAGTAAGCTGAATGTAAAGATTATCATTACTTCTTTGAAGATTTTCTATTTGGCCTCTATTCTTTTGTAAGTCTACATAATTAAGAGGTAAATACTGCCTAAAGTTATCTTGAACTCCTTCCAAATTATCTTTATCAGATCTGATTATTCTTGTTGGAAACCTATAAGCAGCATTAGCTAATTCTTTACTTTGAATAACTGGCTGATAAGTATCATTAACTCTAGAATAGTCCTGATTATATAATATCACATTACTAAAGAACGGGCTAATATTTAACACTCCTGTTCCGAGATCAGGATCTGTTAATCCATCGATAGTATTCAAAGGATATGCAGGATAATATATTTCATATGGTTGTACTCCTAAATATCTAAAGTTAATATTCACTGTAGATTGAGATACAAAGAAATGAGCTGTTCTATGAGATAAACTTGTTATAAGCGTTTGATCTACTGGTTCTATAGGAGCAATGTTAGATGTTGATCGTAAGCAACAATTACCTACAAATACATCTCCACCAAATAATAGTATTCCATTTACTGCGTTTATATCCTCCATAAGTCCAGTAAATGCTAATTCTTGTGCGTCAAATGAATTATATATATTTATCGTGTAAGAACAAGCTAACATCAATGGTGTTTGTGTAGGCCATACTAGCCCATAGGTAGATGGAGGATTAGATACATCATAGGTAGGACCGTTTATTACAGCAGCCATATCTGTATAGAATTCTACGAATACTGAATTATCTACTTGATAATTGTAAATGTTCTTAGTAGTATTATAATAAACAAAATTAGTTTCAAATGGTTTATTAACAGTATTCTGTGTATAGAATATAGATCTAACCCTTCTCATGGTATTTGAGTTAGCAGAAGAAGGGTTGTAGTTATTCAATGCTGGATTAGCATAATCTGCTATAAATCCAAACTTAAAATCTCCACTATCAGGATACCAATTAAATGATGGGCTTATAGGTCCACCCAAAGCTGTGTGAGCTTTGAAGTGTGTTATTGTTTTTATATCTATATTTAATCCTTGAAATTCAGGCGAATAGCATCTCCAAGCTCTTTGTCCTATTTGTGATAAGAATGTAGGACCATCCTCTTTTGGATCACTAGAGGGTACAGATACTGATTTTCTTATATTATAGGTTCCACTATTATTTAGATAGGTAATAAGATTACCTGTGGTCATAACAGCTTGAGGAATAGTTAAAGGATTAGATAATACTGTCGCATTACTTAAATCTCTTTTGGCATAATATATTTTGTAAGCTTGTATATTATTCTTTACTATAGGAGGTAATTGGAGCCCTCCTATCTGAATACCAAGGATAGTAGTATTAACTGTATCACTACCGTTTAAGAAATTTCCTCCTGTTGTAGTTGAGGTAACAGGCATAGGAAATTTATGGTGTCTTACTTTCTTATTTCTCAGGGTAGGGTATGTAACAGGATCTTGTGCTGTCAAATTAACAGGATTACCATTTATGTCAGCTCCCCAAATATCCCAATTAGAATTGTCAGAGTATAACTCGTTTTGATTCTCCCAATACCCCATATTACTAGTAGCTAATGGATTATTGCTTGTGTCAAACAATTGAAATATTCTAGCATTACCATTAACCTGCTTAATATCATCAAAGCTTACAGTATCTATATTTAATGCAGCTTTAACAGCATTCTCTTGCCCAGGATCTAGATTAGACAGTAATGTGTCTTCAGGTATAGAAGATGGTATAGTACCTTTATAAGCATCCCTGACAGTTCTTCCAGGAATGTGATATGCTTTGGTTTCTCTACCATTAGTCAATATAAAAGAGATATAGAATGCGTAAACTTCATCATGTTGGTAACCCCTCTCTTTGAAGATAACTATATCGTCTTTATAGCTATCATCTAAAGTTGAATAGCCAATGTTTTTAACATCGGTAACATAATCAAGAGTCATTCTATTGACATACTTCTGTACTTCAATATCTGGTTTGGTAGACAGATTAGCTTGATATAATACACCTTCAAGCTGATTCAGTGTCTTTGCTGTTTCATATATAACACCATATTCCAGAACTTCTTCTAGAGATATTTCAGTATAACTTTCTTTTCCTGTGTAAGTGTAATCAATAAATGTATCAACAGTTGGTAATTCTGCTACTATTCTTGGCGCTTGTAAAACCTGATCTTTAGCATATATAATACCTATTCTGAATCTTGGGTACAAAGTATCAAGATTAGTAAATGAAAAGGTTATAGATTTACTGCTAGGAGAACCTGACTCAGCACCATTATAGAATTGAGTAGTAAGCTTATCTGTAACAGATACCCAATTAGAAAACCCTATCCAATTAGTTTGATTTCCATTCTCGTCCACATAGGCTATAAATGATTGATAGGTACCTGTTAGCAAATTACCACCAGTATTATTAACACCTTGAAGATTGAATCTTGGATATTTGTAGGAGAAAAATATATTCTGCTTAGTTACATTGGTGTTATCTATAACCTGATTCTGCACATCAGCATTTATCCATCTTGGAGGGTTTAAATTATCAGTGAAATAAACTACTCTTTCTCCTTTGTAATTGAGTTTAAAAGTAGCTTGTATCTGATTAGTTATCTTAAAATTAAGAGCTGTTGTTGGTTGTACTATAGAATAGAAATTGGCAGAATTATTGTATTTACCTATAATACATTGGTTTGTATCAGGATTAACAAGAAATAATACTTTCTCTTGTGTGTCAAGAGTTATACTACCTATAGGTAAATAACCTTCTGGCAGATTCTGCAAAAAATCTGTGCTTCTTTCATTTGTTATAGAACCAAACTCTTCTGTAAGATTACCGTTCCTTATATAAGGAGAAGTAAACTTAGGTTGATTTAATGGATCTGTATCAGTATTTAGTCCTTTTACCAGCATTAAATGTCAAGCCTTTCCTGTCTAGAAAGTGTTGTAAAGAATGTAGAACCCCTATTTATTTCAGGTAATAGTCTCACCCACATATTCTTTATATTCTCAAGTGTTGGTAGATCTGGAGCCATTGCTTTAGCTCCTGCTTGCCCACAATACCATTGCCATTTAGCTTCAGCAGCTTCGTATCTTGTACTCTTATTCTCGAACCAATCTGGTAACAAGAGCTGCTTAGCACAATACCAGAAACATGCTTGTTTATATGATATATCATCAGGTATTTCTGGAAACCCATCTTCGTCAACTCTAAGAGCAGAATAGGCTATGTATATATCACCATCTTTAAAATTAGTCTTTATGTAGCAAGGGTCTATTGTATATGTCCACTCTGTAGGACATTGTGTGTTTCTAATGTCTAATAGAATAGGATTTCCATTCAATTTATCAAGTGTTATAGTATCTACTACTTTAGGGGTATGGTTGATAAGCGTGTTACCAAACACACTAGTACTTGGTAATAATGGAAATCCATTAAAGTATATATAATTAAGCTTATGGAAGTTACAAGGGAGTTTCACCTTATAATCTTTTATAGTAAGCTTACAGTATCTATCCTCTAATTGTTGTGGGGCTTGGATAGCCTCTAGCGCTTCACCACACCATTCTACAAGATCTACCCACCTCTCAGCATCCTGAAAGTTAAGATCTCTGTAAACCTTAGCTATTACTTCTTTAACACTTGTGAATGAATATATCATTATACTTGCCAATAATCAACTTTGCCTGACTTTATTAAGGCTGCCAGTTGCCTTTTATTACCTCTTGATGGTATAAACGAATAGTGCTTCCTATTCTTTACGAATACTATATTCTTCCTCCATCTAAACCTGAAAATATATCCCCTTGTATGATCATTAAAGAAGTATACCGTTTCACCAACCTCTCTGGTTGTCTTGAAATCAATATACATCTTTCTCATACTATTCTTTCTTTTTATTATCGACAGCTCACCTAGACCATAAGGCAATTTAATGATCTCAGATTCATTCAAAAGCAGATCTGATATCTTCTGCATACCAGCATGGGTTATCTCGCTAAATCGCTTATAATCCACGTAGAAATCGCTTCCTTTAGGATTAATGCTTTTATAGAACTTATAAACATCTTTTATTCTAAAGTCTACTTTGTTTTTCTGCTTACCTCGCTTCGACATCTGGTTGTTTAGTATTATCGTTATTGTTATCTTTATCAGAGAATTGATTGAAATATACATCTAATTCTCCTTTTCTAAGCAGATCGAAAGCTGCTGATTCTAACCAATTAACAGAAGGATATTCCTGATCATAAGAGAAACAAGCTTCTCCTGTACAAGTCTTATAGTTTCTACCATCTGTAGGATCGTCCAGTATACCTCTAACATTTATATGAGTTAATGCAACATCATTAATAATATAGATCTTGTTTCCTCTGGTCATATAATACTTCTGGTTTTTTGTGTATTTTCCATACTTAGACCAGCGTATTCTTGGAACAGATATAGGTTGAAAATCTGTAATTTTATCAACAGATCCTACAAAAGTAATTAGATTCTTTTTATATACCTCTACGAATTTGGGTACATCTTTAACTGTTCTTAGAATATAACAGTCAGTTTGTATATCAGAGCACTCTGACTTGTCCACGAGTTCTAGCTCAAGAAGTCCTAGATCTTGTTCAATTTGTGGATTGACTGTATGACCATTCTCATAATCTCGTCTGAGTATAACAGCTCTTCCTCTGTTAAATAGATATAACAGAAAAGCGTCTGACAATTTAGAATCATCAGTACGCTCTTTTATAATCTTTCTTGTTGCACTTATTATCTCTCTAGCTGTGCTCATTATATCTTATGTTTAGCAGGAGTGGAGAGATTCGAACTCCCATCAACGGTTTTGGAGACCGCTATTCTACCCTTGAACTACACCGCTGTGTGGGTTGTTTTAGGCACACCCCTAAGCCTATAAACTACTACCTATTCTTCTGATATGCAGCGTCAGATATTGAGAAGTATTTACCGCATGTCATGCAGTGTAACCTTCTTTTAATTGATCCTGAAGCTGTTATTCTTGTACCATTTGATATTGTTCTCTTGCTGGTACATTCCGGACAATCACATATTGATTTACCAATCATTACTGCCCTGTGAACTTGATGTGCAACATAAGGATTGAGTTTCTCGTATACTTTCTCAAGTAGAACAACATCTTTTTTACAATAATCCACCATCTTTTTCATAGCAGATTTGTCGTTGTTAGACACAATGGCTTTCCATAATCCAAATCCAGTCTCATTCTTTCTACCAATACCGAGGAATTTAGAAATATAGTCCAGTCTGTTTGAATTAAATCTGAATCCTTTTCTGCTCAGCTTCAATGTATCTATTGTTTGATAATCCGGAAACATTGGAATACCATGATATAAACATCTGGTTCTTAACCATTTCAAATCAAATTGATCCCCGTTGTGACCTGTGATTTCATCAGCCTCTTCCAATACTCTGGAGAATTTCTTAAGCATTTCCTTATCATCACCATTCTTCCATTCTAAAGAATACACTTGTTTTTCTCCTTCCCATTTCCAACAGATACAAATGATAGCTCTTTCTTGCACAATGTTATCGTAATCAATACTGATCTTCCTACCAACATTCCAAGAGAATACTATGTTAGGAGACGTTTCGATATCGAAAAAGAGCCTTTTAAATTTTTTATTTGTCATATTTTATAGTAATTTATGAGTGCAAAGGTAATACTATTTTTGACATTTCCAAAATTATTTTCATAATTTCTTTATTTCGATATCATAATATCCTGAATATGAACTATTTCATCATTAGGATTATTTGATCTCACATCTGTATAAGTTGATTTACCCCATTTCCAAGGTTTGTACCAAGGAGCTTTATTCCTTTTCCTATATGTATACTTTGTTAGATATAGGCTATGTTCAATATCAAGCTTCACACTGTCTGGCTTCACGATACCTTCAATCTTGTTAAATTGATCCTCATAAAAGAATGTCTTGATAGTATCTGTTGAATCCTTTATAGGTACGTAGAAAGTCTCTTTGGTGTTTATTTGCGTTTTAAACGCATTTTGCAAGTTTTTGGAACTAGTGCCTGTCTTTGATTCAAAGTCTTCTCTAATGTCATTAAAAAGGGTTTTAAAGGTATTCATATTAGATTCTATTGTCTTTGACTGTGCTGTAAATACACTATCGTTCTTAGCTTTATAATAAGCTATAACAGACTCTTCTTTTATCTTGTAACTAGTTTCAATATTTTGTCTTAGATTTTTCTCATGCTTTGCTCTATCCCATAGATAAGCTATTCCAGATATAAATACTAATACAGCAGTTATTTCTATTAATGTTCTTTTCATATTATTTCTTAAAATATAGTTCAGCTTCTTTTTCTCTCCTTCTTACCAATCCCTGTAATACTTTGCCATTGCTCTTATTCCATTTTGCAAATTCATCTTTTATAGAAGGATCGTTTGGATTAATATTTACTTTCCTAAGTAAAGTGCTGATTTTTAGATTGTTCAATCCGCAATTATAGGCAAAATCTACCAATGCATCAAATTGATTCTGAGTTATTGTCCTCTTAACTATAGAGGTTACTCCCGTTTCAAATCCCTTTAGAGTATTCTTTAGTAATTCTACAGCTCTGTGTTCTGTAATAGGAGTATCATTCATAGTAACTTTGGCACCATTCTCATAGAACGTATTACCAAACCCTATTGTTGGTATTTTAGAGGGGCAAAGATATGGTTTAGGACTAAAGCCTTCAAACTCCTTTATAAGAGATATTAGATTTTCTGATCCTATCATTATTTGGTAAATTTCTTTATAACGAATGTAATATTTAAATTTGCAGAGTTCCAACCAAGAACGTCTTGTATATACAATGTTTGAGGTGCCGAAGAACTAAACACTGTTTTTAACAACTCAACCGATTGTAAAGAATTACCACCCACTGCTAAGGCTAATAACACATCTGTCCCACCATTAGTCGTTCCTATTTTCAATCCTCCAGTCATTGCGTTGGCTGTAGTATTCTCAACAATAGTATCTTGTATTTGATATCCAGCAGGGATTGTAGTAGTTGCATCATTTACAAGTCCTACTAGCTTTATTGTGCCTTTATTATACGCCATTATTTTATCATCCAAAATACTATACCATCGTTCACTGCTACTAACTCTACTAATTCATTAGCTACCGAGAGTGTTAACACAGCCCCTGGTACGCCATCTCTTTCGATTCTATCGGTGCCATTTGGAGTTATATCCAATGTGGCTCCTGCTTCAGTAGTATTCTTTATAACTAATCTTTTACCTACTCCTACAGTAGATATAGCAGGCAAATTAAGTACTGTTGATGTTGCCACTGCTGACACACTGTAAAGTATATAGTCATCTGCTGTCGCTGTTGCTGTAGGGCTTATAAAAGATCTTATTTTGCTAGTACTATAGCTACCATTGTTATGTATAGTTGATTTGATATTAGATCCTGTTATAGCTGCTCCAAATTTATCATTAAGAAAGGTAAATCTAATAGTTTCTGCTCCAGATGAACCTGACCATATAGAAAACGGTATAGTTCCTATCCACATATTGGTACTATTACCAACAGATCCAGTACTTATTTCCGTACTATTAGCAATATCTAAATTCCCTAATTGAGAATAAGATGTACCAAATGTAGTTATGCCAAACCCATTTCCAGTACTATTAAATATATATTGACTGGTACTTCCTGTATTGGTATTGTTCTGGATAGTATAGTAAAGATCTCCTGCCAAGGTGTTGGCTTGAAAAACACTACTACCATCAAATTGCCACTTATTTGATATATCGAATTGAGTTGCTGGCGCAGCAAACAGACCTACTCTGGTATTAACAGTATCTATATAAATATTACTATTGGTATTGAACTTTGTTCCATCGAAAAACAACGCTCTGTTTGTAGTGTAAGTGTCATTTCCTGACCCTCCATATCCTACAGGTAATATTGCTAGTTTGGAAAGAACTCCTCCTGAACTTGTAACCACTACAGCCTGCGTAGCCCCTGCTAACTGGTCTATTTTAACATTTCTACCAATATCTATTGTTATAGCTGATGCCCCATTTATAGCCAAAGTAATTGGTTGTGTATCATTTGTTCCTACAACCATAGAAGCTCCGAAGCTGTTGCCTCCTTGCTTTATAGCATCAGTTATTCCATACCCAGCAAGAGTAGTTGGCTTGCCAGTAATCTTTCCCCAACCAAGGCTTACTATTTTTACATCAGTTACATTATTATCTAGTATTTTAGCTGTTGTAATAGCATCATTAGCTATTGTAGCAACACCATCGTTGGTGATAGTAACATCGCCTGATAATTGTACAGCTGTTGCAACATTTGAAGCGTTACCTACAAATATATATCCGTCTTGTAGAGATGCTGTCATAAAAGACGAGAAGCTTAGTTGCCCAGCACCATCGGTTATTAACGCTTGTCCTGATGTTCCGTCAGCTCCTGGTAGCAACAATGTGAGGTCTGCTAATTGCGTAGACGGACCTATAAGACTAGTTCCAAATGAAGGGTCTGCTCCAAATATCTTTAGAGCGTTACCACTTCCAGATTCTCCTAGATAAATATCACCAAAAAATGATTTTATTCCCTGAAATGTCTGATAATCTGTGTTAACCAGCCCTCTCTGTGTGGCAGATGCGTCCAGATTATATAAACTATTAATAGCATTAACTATACTAGTGTCAACCAAGGGATTAACAATAGAATTAAGAGCCCCTATCCTTGTAAATAGGGTGCTGAGATCTATCTTTTTGGTAACACCATTGTTAGATAGTGCTAATAGATCCGCGTCTGCAGGAGTTCCAGAAAAAGCTGGTAATCCTGGTATTGGTACTACTGTTATTGCCATTAATTAGCTCCTATATAGTTGAAATTGTCCTGAAGGAAATCCAGAACATTGTAATTATTATCTAGTGTTATACCAGTATTAGTACTTAACCCACAACCAACTACTTTCTTTTTTAGATCTTCTAATATCCTATTAAACTGATCTTGAGTTATGCAATTAGTTATAGATGAATCTGTTGTACCATCTGGATACTGGTTCCATTTAGATATGATATATAAATCCAGAATAAACAAGTAAAGACATTGAAAATCAATGTCCTTACAGTCTGTTCCTAAAGTCATTTTGTTAACCAGTTCCTTTGTTCTTTTTGCCATGCAAACATAGGAATTATTAACTAATGTATTAATTTCGTTAGTCGTCATTAAACATAAATTCGATTATTGGCTGCATTTTGGAAGCTTCTATCGACTCATTAATTAGATCTAGCCTATTACTATCTTTAACTTTAAAAGGTATAAAATCTACCTCAAAAGCCATGAATTCTTCTTGGATTTCAGTCAATAGTCTAATAGCCTCTGGTTCATTTTCTCCAAATTGATAGGTATTTTCACTGACTTTTGGATTATTAGCTTCATCTCTTTCCACCAGCTTTTCTATTACTTCTTGTCTTTGTCTATCAAAGTCTTCAGCAATAGGGGGAAGAATTCTTTCGATTTTAATCTTGTTTTTAGCTAATTCATACCAAATTGGTGTTTTATCATTGGATAACGAATCAATTGATGCTTTTAATCTTAAAATGTCTTTAATCTGCATATTATTTTGTTTTATACAAATATACGAAAAATTATCCACATCCGCAACCACAATCTGAATTATTACACAATCTATTAACCAGATCTATAGTCTTTTGAGCATCTATGTACATTCCTGAAGCATATTGTGCTCTTGCTCCTCTTATCAGGGTATATAATCTCATGCTCAACATTATAGAATCGTTTTCACAATCAGAGCAACATGTATCAGCAGTAGCTATTAGCTTTTGTTCGCAACACTCAGCATTATATGTATTTAAGAACATATACTGGATTGTAGAGCCAATATAAGGGGTCTGAGCAACTATATTGCTTAATCCAGTATAAGGCTTAATCAATTGAAAGGTAGTTGAACTAAGCCCTTGTAATACCTGATATGGAACACCATCTATTCTTATAAAAGTTCCAGCTGTGTATTTAGCAGCTAATTGGCTACTAGAACAAGTTACTATTGTACTTCCAGTAGATATAGAATAGTTGCCTAAAGTACTAAGAGTACTCCATATATAGTAATTAAATTCATATATACCATCAGATAACACGTTCTGGCCAGATGTTGTAAGACTCAATGTGGTACTATCTATAGCCAATATTGAAGTATTAACAGGTATCCAATTAGATCCTGAACTGTAAGATAGAGTTACTACAGTCTTATTAGGAATTGTGATTAATATATCTGTTATATCAATCTTATCTGGTTTAGTAGCATTAGTTGTGCTTTTAGACACATTTAAATTATTCCTAGTAGTAACACCATTCCAATAATTAACACTATTAACTATGTTATCTACAGGAGTATTATCACTAAGACTAATGACTTTGCCGTCTGTTGATATGGTTCCTGATAATTGTATTTCTAAAGTCATTACTTCTTTTTTGCAAAAAATTGACCTACATATTTGAATATGTCAATTCCTGTTATTTCTTTTAAATTCTCTCTCAAACTTTGTACTTCAGCAGCAGCTATTATAAACACTACTACATCTACAAAAGGTACCTTACTACCATATCTATTTTGTAGCATAAGTTCCAAACTATAAGCAACTAAAATAGCTATAAAATATCCGACAGTAGTCCATCCTTTAGTTATTATTTTGTGGCTAACTATACCTTCTTCAGTTTTATGGCCCTTTATTAACCCTGTCACCCAATCTGCCAGAGATAATGCTCCTACCACCCATAATATATCAATTAAAGGAGTAAAGAATGTAACAATAGCCCCTAATATATAAGCTAAATATTTGTTCATTATGGTTCATATGTTGCTAAACGGTTGCTAATATTTAAAATTTGTTCGGCTGTAGCTTCTACTAATAGAAACTGCTCAGATAGCATAACACCACCAAATACATCTGTAGGATTTCCTGTAGCTGTTCTAACTTGATTTAAAGAGAAAGTTAAAGCTCCAGTATTTACTGTATTTTTTAATTCTCCATTCAGATAAGCATTTTGCTCTAAACGCAAACTCATAGCATAAATGTTATATACTGTTTGATCATCAGTTTCATAGTATCTGTCTACAAAAACTGAACCATCAGTTCTATAAGCATATTCCGTGTTTTGAGGAGTAGTATTTAGAACACCTGCTGTAACAAATGGAACAGTACTTAAAGAACTAGCTAACATGCTTGGTGCTCCAAAAGCTGGAGTATCTATATCTTTACATTGAACTATAAGTGTCATAGGCATGCCAGTACCTGTAAAATACGTATCTGAAAAGACAGTATTTATTCCATCATTTATACTATAGGTTGCAATTACTACTCCCGAGTCAACCGAATAGGCTGGTGCATTTGTTACAAAGTTTCTGGTTATTGCTGTATTCATATCATAAATCTTTACAAAATTTCCAGAGCTTTCGGTATATCCTGTTATCTGAGGATTTGTAAACCCAAATACTTTCTCGAAGTAATCTTCTGTTTCAAGATCTAATTTACTACCTTTTATATATTCGTTTATTGTATCCCATGTTATTGTGCCACCATCTTTATCAACAAAAACAAAATGGTTCATAGCCTGACCATCATTCGCTATTGTATTACTATTAGCTGATGTATTAGCTCCTTGGTATGCTCTTACTCTAATATAATAGTTAACAGGAGTATTATTAAAAAATCTCGAAATAATATTGCCCATTTTATTATACCCAGCTGGACTGGGGTGAATTCCATCTATGGTGTCAATTCCTGCTTGAGCACTTTGTTGCGTTATTCTACTCCTTCTGTACATATCCCAACATTCTAGTCCGTGGGCATTGGCTCTTTCCATTATAGCGTCTACGTAATCTGTAAACGGTATAGCGTATGGATAATCGGAGCGTTCTATAGGAGTTGTAAGTATTATTCTAGCATCAGGATAAGAAGCTTTTAAACCCTCTATAATTTTGTTTAATCCCCCATTAAATTCATATTCGTCTGTGCTTGTTGGTGATCCAATAGGAATTTGATATCTATAATCATTTTCTCCTCCGGACAATATAATTATTCCTTTTCCTGTAGCTACATCTGTATATCTATTGCACATAGAAAATGTAGAGTCTCCTACATCTACTCTAGCAATAGTACTATCAGGAATTCCTAAATTCTGTATTGGATAAATGTGGGTCCCATTAATAACCTGAGAGTAAGCACTATCTGCTTCCCACAGATAGATAATAGAATCTCCTATCCAACTAATACCCCAATATACCTCCCACCAATCTTGAATAGCAGTAATTAGCGCTGCTTGTGGTCCAGTTGCACCACCATTTGCAGCAATAGAAACAATATTTGATGATGTTGAAACATCTGTTACAGATAACAAATTTTCGCTGTTATTTATTACACCTTCGCCTTTTATTTCTCTGTATAACCTGCTTATGAGATTTTTCTGTGTATCGTTAAATACATCTCCTGCTCCTTCTTGTGCTAATATAAATACTGATGCGTCTGGGTCGTATTTATCTATTGTAGTTGTTAGTACATTTCCTACATCTTTGTTGTTGTAACCTGGAAGAAATTGAGTAAAAGCAGCATCCCATGCTACATCAACACGATAACCACCAACTCCAATTACAGCAGCCCAGTTTACATCGAAAGTAGTTTCTGTAATATTATTAGATATGGATTGCGAAGGAGCTGGTATTACAACTCCTCCTGACAATGCCTTTCTAACGTTCTTATCTAACCCTGTTCCTAAGCCTAATTTCATTATATATTATTATATAATCTTACTGTTCCAGAACTCATGGAAATGGAGGTCAGCTTTATAAAATATAATACAGTTCCTGCTGGTAGTGTTATACCTTGTAGTGCTTGATAAGAATCAACACTTTCTCCTTCGGCAGTGATTGTGGTTATTATAGAATCTGTTACTACTTGTAGTACGGTATATGATAAATTCTCATACAAACCTGTATCTCCATCTGCTATCGTTACTATATTTCCAGCTCTTCCGAATGCTTTATCGTTTCCTGTACTAACTACTTTTAGTATATTGCTTGATATTTTCTCTAATAGTGTCATTATTCTGCGTTTACTATGTTTCCTGGTGCGTTTACTTCAATAACTTCATATGTTACATACAGATCTACTTTAAGGTCTCCTCCTGTCGGATTACCTGTATTAGAAGATAGATATAACGCCTGATTAGGATAGAATTGATCTTGATCTGTTCCTGGTAGAACTTTAATAAATGTTTGCCAACATTCTATACTAGCTATTAATCCTAAGAAATCAACAGAAGATTGAAACATTGGGGCTCCTCCTGGTGATACAGATAATTGAAGATTAGTCGTATAGGGTAATCCTACTGCGAGAGGGTCGTAATATACTCTAGCTATTATTGATATAGGATTTATTATCTTGTTTGCTCCGGGAGCAGGGATAAGCGCTATCGGAGAGTTCAATATACCACAACTAAGTAGTTGGGTATCTGTTAGTTCGAATTTTTTGGTTATCATTAAATATTTACTGTTTTATTATCTGGTTGTGTATCTATAATCTCATAAGTTACATATATATTTACTGGTAAAGTACCAGTGGTTGGATCTCCAGATACACAATATAGTACTATAGGATCATTATCAATAGCTTGATTAATATCATTTCCTATAGCTGTTGGTATGAAGTACTGTCTACAAAAAGTTGTAGCTGTTAATCCTAGAAATTGTGACATTGATTGGAATATTGGTGCCCCATCTGCTCCAACAGAAAGTTGTAAATTTGACGTATAAGGTATAGCTGACGGTGTGTTGTAATACACTTCTCCCATAACAGATAGTACGTGTATTAGCTTACCTACCCCTGCAGCAGGTATTAAAATAACTGGAGAACTATTACAAGATTGAATATCGGAATAAGATATATTTATCTTTTTGGTAATTACCATTATTTTCCGTCTATTTTAAAATATAATGTAAAAGTTATATCTGTTATCGAGCCTGATGTGTTTTTTAGTTGAAAATTGTATTGACCGTTTGCAACAACTTCGGAAGTAGGATAATAAGTAATCGTTGTAGGATCTACATCCGACGCACCCCAGCTTGTTAATGTTGAAATAAAAATAGTATCTAAACTTATGAAAGAATTAAAAAGCGTTATACTCACAATATCATCTATAGGAACAGTGGGGAAGTACCACGTAATTCTGCCACTAGTCTCATTAAAAGTAATCGTAGGATCATCAGCAGCATCTAGAAAATTATCTACGTACTTATCTGATTTAGTATCTGTAACGACCTTTAATGTGGCTGGATTCACTATAGTGTCTGTTGATGTTCCAGTATCTACTTCTGCTTGTGACGCAAATGGTAGACTTGAATTTAGAAATGGAAGAAAATACTCCCATCTAATACTTCTTGGTGCTCTTGAGTTATTGAAGGACAATAGAATACTGTCCTGACTTGATAGGTTTTTTACATCTGCCATTATTGTAATTATATAAAAATAAGGAAATCAGGGATTTCTCCCCGAGATCCTTATTAGTAATTTAAAGATTAAAGACCGGCTCCTGTAAACCTATTAGGTGTGGTAGCTACCCAAGCATTCAGACAAGTTTGAATAGTTGTCAGAGCTGTAGCATTAGCCAGTTTGGAAGGAATAGCAATAATAGTCTCTTGGGGCCTTGTAGCATGACCATCGGTGTAGGCACGATCGAAGATTGCATCATGAGTGATTACTATTGTATTGTAGCTTTCCTCTTTAGAGAAATCACTAGAAGAGAAAGCAGATCCTGAAGCTGTAATTGCAACAGTTGCCCCTACAAATGGTTCTGTAATTGTAAATGCTGATGTATTAGTACCATCATTTGTAACAGAATCTATTGTATAGCGAACACCTTGCACCCAAATCGAATCACCTGCTTGCAGTAGAATACCAGCAATATCGCCAGTAGTTGTACCAACAGATACTGAGTTCTGAGTAAAGTTAATCGTACCAGTAGCACTTGTAGAAGTGAAGGTAGAATTAGGTTGGTTTACAATGAAATCAGTAATTGTTTTTGGCAGCCAGATTCTATTCAGATATCCTTGATATCCTTGTGAATAGTCTTCAATTTCTTGAAGTTGAGCTATAGTGTTAGTACCAATATAGTTGTCTACATCATAGGTAATCGGAGTAGTATTCCAGGCTTCACTAGTACCTACTCTGAAGAAATACTTAGGGTTTTTACCTTTTAGTTTTATGCCCCACGCTGTTGCGCTTGTTAAACCATTAGTGCCAGTACCATTACCTATAACAGATGCTGATACAAATGAATCAGGATCGTTATTAATGGCAGTTACGAAGTATGTAGCAATCTCAAGCTGAGTCGCAGAACTATCTGATGGGTAATTATACCTTTTCGGTACTTGCCTAATTTCTTTCTCTGCTTGATCAATTACTGACAATTCATATTCAACGCCAGAAGTAGCAACGATATCACCAGTACCTGTTGCCAGAGTCTTAGGTGAGCCTGCTGGATGTAATCCCACATAAGTAATTTGATTTCTACCAGAGATAAATTTCTGACCTTTATACCCAGTAACACCAACACCTATGACAGGGAAGGATACAATGTTGCCTATTTTAACATCAGAGCTATTTACAACTCTTTGTACGATATTAATACTAGGACTGTTTACGATTGTTTCAGCAGCTCCTAGCTGTGTCCAATCTTGTTTAAATGCAGCGATTCCTCCATCAGGAAGTGTACTTGTAGTTAGGCCAGAGGCTGCTACAGCTACATCTTTTGATACGAGCAATCTAAACACTTTGTTCATCATTAGTTTTTAATTTAATTGTTATTTATTATTCTTGTCCTTGTAAAAGGGCGGAATTCGTTGGAAAACGTTTGGATTCTATATCTTCTAATGCTATATTAACAGCAATATTAACTATCTCAGCATGAGTATGTTCTGGCAATTCACAATCTATACTATTTAGTACAACTGTACCGATACCTGTGAAATTAGGATTTTGAGCTATGAAAGTCTGCCCTACTGTCAATACTACTCCGTTATGAGTAATAGAGGCAGAAGCGACTCTGTAAAGCTTCCCAGGTATTAACCCTCCACTTAATACTATTGTATTTGTTGAAAATGTTATAGTAACTGGTCTTTTTAGATAAGTGAGATAATAGCTGCCTATAGTGAATTTACCAAATGTCAAGGCTTGTATCTTATTTCCCATCATTAGTCTTGAGCCAAAAGCTTCAGTAGAAGCTGAGGGATCTGGTATTGCAAACGGATCATCCTTTGTGACAAGATATTCATTGCTGGTTATACCAACAAATCCTAACCTTGTTGCCTTGTTTTCTTCGTTACAATCAACGTAATTGACTTCTGCTTCTTCCTGCCAAGCAAACCAATAATCTGCTGGTAAATCGAAGAAAAAGCCATTTGGTTTGGCACCTGCTTGACTAGCTGATAGAGATAAGATCGTATCAGGTATTAATATTGTCCTAAGATCGTCTGTTCTTTTCTGAGTTTCCTCGAAAGTAGTCTTTAGAGTATTATTACCTGATAGTCTTACTTTAACATATCTCTCCTGAGATCTGTTTAAAAAGATGTCTATTTCTTCAGGCAGTATGTTCTTGTAGTAATTAGCTTCAATTCTATCAAGAAGTACTCTAAAGTTTATATGCATCTCGTTAACAGTCATTAGATTTTAGTTTCCTCGTTTTTAAGTTTCAGAGCCTTTAAAAGGTCTGATTTCTTTGGATTTTTAAGGTTATTTAGAGTCAGATTAATATCTGCACCCATCATATCCTCTCCATAGTAATATGCACCATTTTTGATCTTGAAGATCTTTTTCTGTACCAAGTCTTCAATAAGAACCCTCATAGTCTTATCTTTATCTTCATAAAGTTTAATAAACTGATCAGTTTCTTTCTCTGCTTTAGCTTTAAGAGTCCTTTTAATAACAACAGGTTTCATATTGTAGGTTTTGTACCCAAACAGTTTAAGGAAATCTGATTGTTCTTCTGAACTCATATCTGCAAGATATTTGTAAGCCATGAGTTGATTATCGAATTCTCTAACCTCTTTTTCAGCTTCCAAAGTCTCATTATACATGATATAAATCGACCAAGGTTTAATCTTATCTCTAGACTCTGCTATATCTCTCTTTGATCTTAGTACCAGATATTCAAGTTTCTGTGCAGGGTCTGTAAGATCAAATGTTCTTTCTTTGTTAGTCATTACTACTGCAAACTCATTCCAGAATACAGATTCAGGACTCAAATCCAGATTTAACTTTTGTCCTAGCTCGTCAGCCTCTTCTTTAGTGAGACCTGTTACTTTCTTACCTAACTTATTTCTTCCGATTGAATACCAGCGCCTACAGTTAGGATAAACTCCAAATTGTGTTCTACCTTTGGATGGTAGTGGTTTTACTATTACTATTTCTTGTGTATTTTGCATAAAATTTTATTTAAAAGGGGCAATATTTCATGCCCCTAACTATTTTTTTTTTCTTTTAGAATGATGCCAGGTCAAATACCAGCTCTCCACATGACAGAGGGTTGGTAATTCTAATACCTTTCTCAGCCAGGAAGTGTACTGTCCATCCATCAAGACCATTAGATCTCATGGTATTCATATAACCTTTAAGGTTATCAGCGCCAGCAGCTCCACCTGGAGTTTGTGCACCAGCAGTATACCAGCTCAGGAATGAACGATCTATACCATCAGCACCTTTAGCAACCATTGAGATGTTAGATTCTCCACCATACATAGAGAAGTCGAGAATTGTACAACGATATGACTCAATTGGTTTCAGTGTTACCGGATGAAGCTCCCTGTTGTTAACTGGGTTATCGTACAGAGGATTGTGTACCAGAGTAAGTTCTGTTCCATTCAGACCTTTGTATTTAATGAACTGTCCTTGCAGAGTAAGCTCTTGCCCAGAACCAGCAATAAATACGTCTGAATTAACAATTTGATAACGCTGAACTGAGTTTTTCATTGCTTTATCAAAAGCATCGAAGAACCAATATCCGCAGAATCCAATAAATTTGGTTTGTTCTGCATCTCTAGCGTTTTCCATCAAATCAGTAAGGAATTGACGAACTACTTCTTCTGTTAGTTCGGTATAATAGCGTTTGTTAGCTGGAGCAATTTGTTCCAACACACCAGCACCAATGAATACAGGACGACCATTAGCACCTGGAAGGTGAACAGTTCCTTGAGGATCTTTGTTGTATTCTGAATACCAAAGCATCCTTTCACACTCATCTTGCCACTGAAGCATGAACTGATATTCCTGCTCATACATCCATAGCATAGAACCGCCTTTACCATCTCTTGCACCAACATTCAGCACCATTACATCAGTCTGAGCACCACCAGTCATGGTGAATTCTTTCCTCATGGTAGTGAGTTGGTTTTCAAACCACATAGGAGTAGCTTGATAGCTGGTTCCACCTTCTGAGTATTCCTCATAAGCAGAGAATTCTTTTGAGAATTCTTTTCCTGGTTCCAGTTGAGTAGGATCTACGAACAAATCTGGATCTGGTTTCAGAAGCTGCAGAGTATAGATAAAATCTGTACCATCCTGATCAGGGTCAGTTTGAACACGAACCAGAGTTCTATCGTTAGTAGCAAGAACGTCACCAAGACCAAATATCTTTTGAGAAAGTTTTACTTGGAAAGTTGTTCTGTTGATACCAGGAGTAGCTCCACCAGTTACTTGTGCCATAATAGGAACAGCAGTAGTCAGAAGCCCCATCAAAGGCCAGCGGTACTCTCTATTACCAATTATCTTATGTGTTTTAGACATTCGACCTGTGCCCTGTGTGTAAAAATTGAGAGCGTACTTCTTAGGCCCAAATGCATAGGCCAGAGTACTTGACAATATCTCTGGTTTTGTAAGCAGCGCAGTAGCAAGGTTATTTTGCTCTGTCATACCAGGTTGCCATTTCTGTTTAATAAACTGTAGATTGTTAACCATTAATCATAGTTTTAGTTATATTTATTGTTATTTATTGTTCTTAAGAAAAGGTAGTTGCCATTTACTGAAATCAATGTCTTTTCCATCTTCTTTTGTTTGTTCTTTTGCTTTTGTAGCTATCTTATTACCAGTATCGGTAAATTTGGTTATTGCTTTCTTAACTTCCTTGGTAGCCTCTGTTTTAGCCTTAGTTTTAATATCATCATATTTAAAATCAAGGAAAGACGCATAAGCCATTTTCAAAGCAGCATGCTTATCTGCTTTTGTTTTCCTCTCATATGGGGTTAAACCCTCTTTATCTTTCTGAGTAAGATACTTAATGAAGTCTGGTTTTTTAGCCTCATTTAGAGGTAACCCTCCAATTTCAGAAGAGGTTTTTATAGTATGAACTACATCAGCCCAATAGTTTTCGACTCTCTTCTTGTGTTCTGCCATTGCTTGTTCTTGGTCTTTTATCAGATTTTGCTTAGATTGTTCATCTAGTTTTCCAAGCTTCTTTTTAGCAATTTTGGCTTCTTTTTCAGTTATACCAGCAGCTTCATATCCTTCAATCTTATCTTTAATATCTTCATCATCGTATCCTTCCCTTTCGAGAAGGGATTTTATAACAAATTTCTGATTGATAATATTATCTTCCCCCTCTATAGTTAGATCTGAATAATCTGGAGATTGTAGAAAGGTTTTGATGAATTTCTCTGGCTTTCCACCGTTTTTAAGATAATCATAAAGATCCCCCATCAACCCATCTCCCATTTCCTTGATACCATCTAGTTCTTGTTCAATAGTGCTTGCTGCAATATCTTTAAGATAAGAAGCTATTCCTGAGATGCCAGCATTAAGATACTCTTCGTCTACATCTCCTTCTAGACCTAATTCATCATTAATTAACTTATAGAAGCTTTTTACAGACTCTGTTTCATCAACCTCTTCTGTTTCTGTCTCGGGTTTCTCTTTTTCTTCCTTTTCGACTTCTTCAGTTTCTGGTTTAGACTCTTCTTCCTTTGTTTCTTCTTTAGTCTCCTCTTTTTCCTCAGTCTTTACTTCGACTTCTTCCTTTACTTCTTCCTCTTTTACAGATTCAAAAGTATCAGAAAGAATATTGTCCAGACTAAAGTCTTCCCAGTTAATTTCTGTTTCTTGTGTTTCTTTACTCATATTCTCTCAAATTTAGTTAATTTTTATGATATTATAATTATTTTTATTATATTGATTTAAACTTTTTGTTGATTGTTATAGCTTTTTATTTACTTTTGGGTTTTGGTTTATTTCTCGCAGCTATCTTTTTAATCTCTACTTCCTTTTCTTTCATCTTCTTCTCATGATTAACTTTATCTCTTTCAAGATTCAGATAGTCTTTATCAAGATTTTGATTAGCTCTGGATTCTTCCCTTTGAATATTTAGCTTCTCTCTTTCTATTTGAAACTTATTGGCTATTTCCTGAGAATTATCAGGCGTAGATTCCTCTTTAGACAATTCAGCAATAGTTAATTTAGTCTCATTATCTCTAATATTATTATCTATCTCTGTCTGTCTATCAGCCTCTTTATCTCTTATTTGAGCATCTGCAATCTCTTTCTGAGCTTGTAATTGTTGTTCCTGAAGCCTTTCTTCTCTCTCCTGTGCTCTCTTATCAGCAGCTTGGAGTTGTTGTTTCACTTTAGCTATAGAATCTGTAGAAAGGATATTGGCAATGTCTGTCAGTGTTACAGCTCCTGCTTGTAAAGCTGCCTGAGCAAGTTGTTTAAGTGTATCTAGTGATTGTTGATCTTTAGAGCTATTTGATATAAATATGCCAAATTCAGAATCAGCAAATTGATCTCCGTCTATACTAAAGAATATCCTATTAAGATCATCAGTAACGTATTGAGCTTTCTTACCATCTTTCCAAGCAACCTTAGCTGCTTCCAGCAAATTAGTTAAAACTCTTCTTTTAACCTCAGAGTGTATATAAAACATGGGTTCGGTAATGTGAGAACTCTGAACAACAGATCTTTCAACATTACCAACCAGTTCGCTTGAACTTACTTCTCCCTGCCTTTGTCTAGATACTCCACTAATCTCACCAATCATATCTTCGATCTTATTTAACATAAGAACATATTGATTAATGATATTGGCCAATGACATATCTATTGACTGAAAATTATTAAAAGAAGAAGATTTACCTGCAAATTTACCAGTACCTTCTTCAAACGAATTGATGAACGCAACACCTAAAGTATCAAGATAATACATCCACTTCTCAGTATCTATACCCAAAGATCTTGGTATTTGTGCTATATCCATCAACATGATCTTGTCTTTAGATTTAGCCAACGATAACTCCAAACGATACATCATCACATCATAGAAGTATTGATGAGGTTTCATCACAGACACGAGTGCCTGATGCCTCCAAACACCTGTATAAGGCAATTTCCTCCTAGAAGGATTATCTAAAGACATATTCTGATATGGAACAGGTCTGACGTTAACAAATATATCTGCACCTATTCTGGTACCTTCCCAAGTCTCATTAACCCATTTCCATTCTATAGATTCGCCAAGATCTTTGTTTGGTTTATAGGTCTCGTCTACTATGGTCTCTTCTTGTTCTCCTGTTTCAGGATTCTGAAATGTAAGAAATCCAACTTTTCTCAATCCTTGCCAACATACATGTACTACCCTTATTAGTGAGTTATTATTAAGAATATAAGAATCATTCATAAAGGGATCAGCATAACTAATTGGTACACCAAGATTAGTGTCCACAATAGTTACGTAATTTTGCCCATTTTTAATTGATTCTATCCTATCTATATCCTCTTCAGACAAATCATCATAGAATTGATCATATACGTCCGAGGGTGTCATAAAACGCTGATAATAGCAATACTGAGCATCTTCTATGTATGAAATATCATTAGACATCTCGGCATAGAAATGCCTTGGATCAACCAGATAAGCATCTGGGTCACCATTCCTAATACCTGTATAGTATATTTCATTACCTGTTGTTAAATACCCCTTAAATCCCTTATTAAACAGAGTTTTAACATCACAATACCAAGTAAGATAGTCTAGAGCTTGTTGCCCTAAAATCTCTCTCATATCGGAATAAGAAGTTTCTATGAACTTATCTATCTGCTCTATAGTCATCGGTTGCTCTGGAGCCTCTTCTGGAGGAATCATACCAGCTGCAAATAGTTCTTGCTTGAGTATATCTGTAAGAGTCTTTAGTACTAGCTCTTGCTTCTTCTGCTCTGCTATAGTAACAGAATCTGAGTTTAGCGCGACTACTTTATAGTTAAATGGCCTCTTTATCTCTTCTCCTACTAACAGGTCTACTTTAGGCTTTATAATATTATAATTCTGTAGAGTGGCTGGGAACTGAGCATTCTTTAATCCATATGGATTTGTAACATAATGTAGATCTCTTTCGTTTATATGACCATTATAAAGATCTATATTATTCTGTATTTCCGGATAGTCCAAAGTACCTGTCATGGATGTATAGCCAGTAAGGTTCAGAATGCTATTTATAACACTTCTTCCCCATTCCTTTAGCGATCCATATTCAGATTCTTTCTGAGAATCAGTCAACCTTTGATTAGGTATAATCATTCATAACAAATTAATTTTTACAAATATACAAATTTTTCTTGTATTTTACAATTGATTTCTTTGGAATAGTTCCTTTTGAAAGAATTTATCTTCTAAAAGATAGTTCTTCTTTACAAGTTCTTGTTCCATTTCCATCTTCAACTCTTTTCTGTATAGAATCGCCAATAAAAAGGCTATAACAGCATCAAAGTTCCCTTCATCATTATAACTTATCAATTGTTTTATAAGAAATTCATCGTATAGTTTATTTAAGTTCAATAGCTCTCCTTGCTCTTCAACAAGCCAATCGTAACCCCATAACTCACACTGAGTTTTTATGGCTGGTACCATATGTGTACCTTTTGGCCTCTTTACTGAACTATTCTTTATAATTTTATCTAGAATATCTGGCTGATCCTTTAGGAGGTAAGATTGACCTCTTTCTTCAAAATACCATTCTAGTCCTCTCTTTTCGTTCTCATATAGACAAACTGCATTGTAATATAAGCACATTCTTCTGACAATCTCATAGAATTCTTTGGCCTTTTCAGGTCTACCATGATAGGTAGCTACTGGCAAATCATATACTTCTCCAGCATTTATTAAAGTTTTCCATACTATACAACTTCCTACAGATTGTGAATTGTTTGCCTCGTCTTGATCGTAAGGATCACAAGTGGCAAAATATTCCCCATAATCAGATTGATTTGGCTTACTAGGGTGTTCATAAATTATTACTGCTCCTTCTTTATCAAGACCAAATTCATCCTTCTTAAAAGGCCAATCTAATGGCTTCTTTCTCGGGTCGGGTACAAATTCTACTGTACCATCTTGTTTCAGATCGAATCTGCCAATATCTTTAAGATACTTAAGTTCTTTCTTGGCTTCTATTTTTGCTAACTGTCTTGCAAGTAATGCTGCAGGGAATTTATTACCCTTACTAAGAACAAAGGCTTCTTGAGGTGTCCAAGCGTTCTGAGATACAAAGTTATCATAATCGCTCCTCCTTCTTACCCCCTTAAGTTTCTTTTCTCGTTCCTTTAAGTCTGATTCTTTTGCTATCTCAATCAAAGAATTACCATACTTGTCTATGTAGGGAGGTTTAGCAAGATAATTAGGAATAAATAATCCGCTTTTAGTACCTGATTTACCTTCATCCCAAATATTATCAAACTCTAAGAGATCGTAAGCTCTAGGATTATAATACATTTCTGCAAAGTCCTGAGTACCTCCTTCAATATCTCCTCCAGTTCCAAAGATAATAGGAGTACCCCTCATTATATCTCCATCTTTCCAAGTTGGTTGCGAGAATGTATATGCTCTTATTAGGTTTGGCATCTTTCCAGCTTCTTCCCATAGAAATAAACTGGTTGCTTTACCAATAGCTTTAAAAGCATCATCTTTAAATGTTATCTTATGAATTTCTGATTTATAGCCTGACCATACTTCAGTACCATTTACTGTTTGCTTAAATTGAGCTTTCATAAAATCCCTTCTATCAGGATTCCTTTGTCTTCCCCATGCAGTATGTTTATTCAAGAAATCTAAATCTTCAATAATCATACCTATAGTATTGTCAGCCAAACCATCTAAGTATGCTCCAACAACAGATATTGATTCTCTAATAAGATTAAATTCATTGGCTACCAGCCAAGCATTCTTAAACGAATTATGTGTGGGAATAAAATCTTTTGTAAGGTATACATGGTCTTTGGAGTCTATTAATATACAAGCTGATTTTTCCTTATAGTCTAGTTTATTGATTTCCACTATAGCTGTATACTTGTTTATATTTTTTTCTCTAACTCTATCCGATTTTCTAGGAAGCTTAAACAGATTTTCATTAGACCTTATATAAACTCTGTACGCACCATTGCTTTTTAGCTTCCTATCAAAAGTACAATTTATACCTAGACTTCTGACTACAAAACAAAAATCCTCAGCCAATCTTAAAGAACAAGTAGAGAAATCTATATTTCCATATTTATTTATAGATCCGTCAGTATCTAACAACCCCTTTATCAAGTCATATCTATCGTTTATAGAAGAATATTTATATATATCTGGTATAAACTTGGTTTCCCCTTTACAGTCAAGTTGTAGTCTCTTTATTTCTTCTTTTAAAGGATTTATTTTGTAGCCTCTGTGGGGCTTGTTATATTTAATATGTAGCATGGGATGATGGACATTATAATACACTATCCTGTAATTACAGGTTGTTTCATCATGTACTAAAGTATACTCATCGCCCAGCCTGTCTTGAATAGCATCTAATATTTCCTGATCGGCCGATGCTATCTTCAAAGCCCTATTAATAGTACCATCTCCTATTAAAAGCCCTAAAACATAAGGATCTATTGGAAGACTAGTAGACGAGTTTTCATATTCTACTTTATCTATTTGTCTAACATGGTACTTATACTCTCTATTTTTACCTTTGTTTATTTCTCTTGTGAGATTGCCATTTATTAACTGTTCGGTGGTAAGAATCTTCTTATATTTTTTCCCCCTCCCTTTACACCAAACCTCCCACAAATGATCTTTTCCACACTTTACTATTCTCCCGTCTAAGAACTTAATTTCATAGACATCTTTCTCTCCCTGCTCAAACTTTTCAAGAACTTTGGCCTTTCCATTAGGAGTTAACACAAAATCCCCCTCCTTTATCTCTCCCATTGTAGAGGGTCCAGTTGGAGTCATGACACATTCGGAGTACGGCTGTTCAAAACCTTTCCTTCTAGCCTTTGCTACTATAAGCCCTTTATTCTGCCTTTTAGCCTCATTAAGAGCCCAAAAGAACTGATAATCCATATCATAGAAGGTGGGGAAATCTATAAAGTTTCTCTTTCTACCATCAGGTAGCTCTTCTACTTTCAGTATCCTTGAAAAGTTCAGATAGCCATAGTGCTCTCCTGTAATCTTAACTCCACTGATTTCGTAACCCTCAATCCTTCTCCTCTTCTGTTCATCCCAATAATTAATATAATCTTTAGTCCCTTTAGGAAACTTACAATAGTATCCATACTTCCTGAAGCGATCTGCTTCTTCACAAAATAAACTGGTATCTATCCCTTCTAATTCTGGTATAAACGTCATATTATCTGGAGTTAAATATTTCATACACCTTCTTAAAGATATAATCTACAAGATAGGCATATGGTTCATCATTATTAGGATCTATAGAGTAATCTATCTTATTAACTATTCTATTTGCTGTATGTATACACTCATGTACTATTGTTGGTACATCAGAGTCAGGATTAAGGTATAAAAATATAGTTCCTGGTACTACTGTGGGTTTATAAACAATGAAAGCTAGCACTTCATTAAAGTCTTCTCTACTAGGCGCAGGTAAATTATAAGACTCATTTAAAGATTTCATATCTTCATAAAAATCCTTCACTACTCTTACTTCTATAGACATTGGATAGATACCCAAATCTATTACTCCTGTTGTCACTAAATTTCCTGTTTGTTTCCTAGCCATTAACTATACCTAATTCTTTAATTAAACCTCATCATAACTTACATCTCTATTACCTCTTGTTCTCTTCTGCTCTAATTTCTCTTTAGCAGCAGCTTCTTCTAGCTGTTTTACTGATACTACTATCTTTCCTAGTTTCTCTAGTTGAGACATTCCTTCAAGGGCTTTATCAACCCTCTTTCCCATCTTATCTATCTTGGTAAAATCCACTGTTAAGAAATACTTTCTCAGTTTATCTATAAGAACATAAGCATCTTCTATAAGACCCATTATAGGAGTCTTTGTTAGTCTCTCATATCTGTCAAGTGCTGCTTCTATAATTGCATCTTGCTTCCAGTTCTTCTCTTTTATATAATCATTCTTGACTATATTCTTCCTCTCTTCTATATCAATATAAACACGATAAGGACTATTCCAGTCCTTAACAAAATATATGTACTCGAATTCAGAAAAAGCCTTCTCCTTAACCTTTGTTTTATCTCTATCATAAATAGCCTTAAACTCAGGAATAAGGAGAATTTCTGTATCTATTATTATTTTATTATTTTCTAGTTGGAATAATTTCATTGCTTTATTTTACATCTTATATTGCCGCCTTCCAATTCTTCTTCTAGGCTTAAAGGACTATCAAAGTCGGAAATAAAATAGGTAACTGTTATTCCACTTTCTATATCTTTTATAGTTCTAATACTTTCTTCATAGTCTCTTGGTTTCCACCACACTTTCATAGGAAGCCACTCATAATATGTTTCTGATCTATTTCTATCAACCTCTTCTTGAATTTGCTCCTTAGATTTACTAAAATCCATTATAAACCAACTACTTCCCCCACGCTTAATTCTTCGCTCAAACTCAAATCCCTGAACGAATTCGTGTATCATTGGTATCCTATAGCTATCTTCTAAATCCTCTAATTTCAACATGGTTTGTTCTATTTTTATTTAAAATAATCTTATTAATATCATTAAAACTGTGATCTACAATTATATCTCCTTTTGAGACATGATTAATTATACACTTAGTTTTGTACGGATCACCATTAGTTTTAAATGTAAAATCAATGAACTGAATATCATTCAGATCACATGTAAAATTAACTTTTATCTTTTTAGTAAAATATTGAGGATTATCTTCAGTGCTATTCTTCATCTCCTTCATCAATGTCCTCGTTGTCTTGAATGTGAATGGTCTGTCCATCTAATTTTCTTCTCTTTAAGGATTCTTGTCTTTTTGTTCTCACTAGAAATTTACCAAGGTTTGGAAACATTATTCCTTTCAGTTCACCAGCCTCCATAGTATTCCTGAACATTTTAAAATGTGATCTCATAACTCTGTCTACTATATAAACAGGTAAGTTAAGATCTCTTGCTATTTGCTCAGATACCTCTTTAAATAACATCTATTTGATTCTTTAGAACAGCTGGATCACCAACAGATAAATCTTGTAAAAACTTCTTAAACTCACTATAAGAGGTAAAATCAAGGTGTACTACTGACTTAACTATAGTTTGATCTGTTCCTGAATAGTCTAAGTAGAATATTACTGTTTTACCTGGTCTTAGTGATAAATATTCTTCTGGAGTTATTAAATAACTTAACTCTCCGTCTGGTTTCTTATCAAATCCTAAATTTACTAATTGCTTTCTTGTGATACCCATAACTTAAAATGAATTTCAAATGCTTTCTTTCCTATTACTAATTCTGTTTCAAATCTAACCCCACTCTTTCTATAAGCTATTTCCATACTTATCATTTCCTCGATAGCTTCATTAAAATCATACAGAACTATCTTAATTCCCTTGTATTTTGATTGTGAATTGTACATTTGCTTGTTGCTTAGTGATAAATATCTTAGGATTAATACTATAATGATTATTAAAGAATAACAGAGCTTTCTTATCTTTTAGGGATTTAATATAGTTATTTAAATTCTGTTCAGATATATTTAACTTCTCTTTTATAATCTTTCTATTCTCTGAAGAGAATACTAGTCTGTCTATGTAGATTTTGTCCAGATTAACTTGAGAAAGATCATTTCTAATCTCCATAAACTGAGCAAGGACAGCAATTTCTGTCCTCGTCAATTTAAGAATACCATTAAGTATTTGTAAATATACCTGATAAAAATTGTCTTTCTTTACTGGTACTATAAACATAATTAGCTTTTGTATTTACCTACTAGATTAAATCTTTGTAAAACAATATAATCTTTATCGTTAATTTGGATAACTGGAGGGGAGGGTTTGAATATTACCATATCGCCTCTTTGATACCTATCCTTTAGATTATCTCCAACTGCTACAAGAATAGCTTTAGGGGCTTTATCTTTTTGAACTGACTCTGGAATGATAATTCCACTCTTTGTCTTCTCTGTAACAGGGATAAATTCTCCCAACAATAGATCATCCTCAAGTACGAAATTTACATCATCTAGCGTCTCTGGAGCTTCAAATAAAGGTACTTCTGTTTTAACAATTTGACCATTACTGTCAACTCCTAGTTTTGTTTCTGTTTTTTTTGTCATAATATTATTTAGAATAAGTATATTCTTCAGCTTCTACTAAGCTATCTTCTCCCCTACCTATTGAATCAATAAACACTGAATCTATATTATATAGTCTCGTATAATTATCTTCCGCAGGGTGATTCACACTAACATCATAAAGTACTTTTGATTCTGTGAAATGTACTTTAATTACTTTACAATTTTTAATCCTACCATTACCATAGAACTCTAGCTCAACAGAGTCTCCTATTTGAAATCTAGAGGGTAGCAATCTAAGGGGATCATTACCTGTCAGGAATTTCCAATCTGCGAGATCTGAATAAGATACGCAATGATCTCTTTGTGTTTCTTCTGGATATGCTCTATTCCATTTCTCTGCAGCTACAGCCTTCTTAGCCATCCAATTTCCAAACGATACCAGCATGGTATCTATTGATTGCTTTTTCATTTATTTTGTGTTCAGCTTACTCTGTCCCCAGTTTAGTATTGTAAGTATTTTAATGTCTGTACTTGCCTCTTATTTCAACCAGAGAGGTTCTAACCTTGCTTTTACCTGGCATAAACTCAGACGTCTTCGGTTGCGAAAGATGAATTTACGGTTCACGTTTAAAATACCAATTGGTTGCGGAGGCTGGATTCGAACCAGCGCTTTCTGGGAAATGAACCCAGCGAGATGGGCCTCTTCTCTACTCCGCGATAATAATATTTAGAGATTATTAATTAATCTGTAGATTTTAGTGTCTATCAAATCTGTCATTTCTTGATTACTATACCCATATTCCTGTTTAATCTCCAACAGGATATGTAATAGTTCTATTCTTTCATGTGATGTCATACTATCGTCTATTAAATTTTTCCTGCCTAATTTCTTCCTCAATTTCCTTTACAGTATCAATCAGACTATCTCCTCCTTCAAACTTCATTCCTATATTCTCCCAGTTATTAAATTTAATACCTTTTGGTAGATAGGCTACCCCATCTTTGGGGTTGGTATATTTCTTCAAAATTACCAATCTTTGTTCTCTGTTCATTTCTTCTTGAATAATCATATACAAATATAATACTTTTAATTATATTTTCCAAATTTATTTGGTTATTTATTTACTTCGTGTTCTTCGTACCAGTTTTGGCGAATTACTTGACCAAAAGCATCTGTTTCATATTTATTATCTGATAACACATATTTTTCCCGAATTTCCTCACACATTCCAACAAAATATTTAAATTCTCTACCTACGTCACAAACCTCTGGTATTGTTGCAGTTACAAGAGCAAGTATATATTTATCTTTTACTTGAACCATAGTTGACATACTTAAATGTACTACATCATTATTTAGTAGATAGTACTTAGTATTTATATTTGGATACACTGATACTCTATACATAATTTTTATTTTTTAAATTTCACATTGACCTCCAGCACAAGCTAAATTATCTTTGAAATTTGTGTTGTTTTCTATCTCCACTACTTTTGAAAGATCCAGGTTACTTAACTGATTTTCAAGCTCTTCGTATCTCTCTCTAGTTATTTCCTGAAATGGTGCCTGTTTATAGGAATGCTCAGAATGTGGTATAACTGATATACCTGTATACAGATGTCTATTTGCCCACATCCAATCTCTCACTTGATCCCACTCATCTTCTTTTATATTCACAGTGGCAGAAACATTGTTCATATTTGGTCCTTTAACGTGCCCCTCAGCAACCCAATTTTGATTATATGATTTTACCCTTTCCAAGAATTCTATAGCTCCTTCGTGTCTCGTAATAGCATTATTTGGTGCTTTTACAGGTATAGATATTACAGCTTCTTCTGTAGGTTTAAATATCTCATCCTCTAACATTTCTGGATGATAAATAGATAAATAAGTATACAAACTTTCCATCTTGTTTACCCTCACTGTTCTGATATAATAATCATTATACCAGCTATGAATTCCAGAGCTAGTTCCTAAAACACAACTAGTTGTTCCTGAAGGTTTTACTACTGTTGTTCTAGCTGCAGGATTGATATTCAAAGAATCAGCAATCATATGATTGGCTGTACTAATAATCTTAGCTCCTCTTTTTAACCACATTCCGTCTATCTTATTAGAAGCTATTCCTGTAATCCCTACACCTATAAGAGAATCTTTCTCTGTATTTTCTTGCCAGATATCTCTAAGATAAGTAAAATCTGTATAAGTAGCTTGTATGGTAGCAATGAGGGTAGCTGCCTCACATCTATTGTAAAAATCATTCTCATCTTCTATATTTCCAGCATTTATTTCAACCAGATTACAGAAGCTATATGGTCTAAGACTTACTTCATGGCAAGGATTGAATCCATAATCAGAATCATTAGTAAAACTAATTCCTGGTTCTCCAGCCCCACTTGCTTTAATTCTTTCCCAGAATTGATTAAACTCCTCTTCAGTTATCCTATCTCTGTTTATAACAGCACTATTATTAGCTCTGGCAAAATGAGGATTTAGTTCCCACCAATTGCCAGACTTACAGCCTATCATGGATTCATCATCGAAAGAGAATAAGGCTATCATGGCGCTTCTTCTTATTCCTCCACTTAGAACCGCATCTGCTATGTGGCACATTATTGAATGTACTTCTAGTGAGGTTAGTTTATCTCCTTCTTCTTTCTGAGACAATATTTGTTCTATTTCAAACAAACATCTTTTTAGTGGTTCAGGGCCTGGGGCTTTTCCACCAGAAGTCTTTAAGAGTTCTCCTTTAGCCCTAATATCAGAAAAATCAAACTTTGGGTATTGTCCTTTAGCTAAATAAGCTTTTAGAAGCACTTTAACAGCATCTGACCAACCTATAATAGAATCTTCTATTACAAACCTTTTCTTCTTTCCTAGCTTAGATATTTGTGGTAATTTATCAATATGTTTATATTGTACTGAATACCCTACTCCACATCCTGAAAGTAATAGAAACATTGTTTCTGAAAACGATTTATAGTGATCTATAGGTAAAAAGGAACAGTTATATAGTCTGGCGTTATTTAGCTCTATTGGTTTTCCTGCAAATTGCATAGACCTCATAGAAGGTAATACTTTCTTATCATACACATATTGATAAGACCAATCAATCTTATCTTTCCATTTAGGAAATTTCTTTATGTGCATTTCCTTATTTCTAGTAACTATTTCTTCCCATGTTTCTCTTCTTTGTAATTCAGGTAAATATTTAGCGTATTTGTTAAATATTATTATATTTGATAGTGCCTCTAAGCCTTTATTCATTTATTATTGTTCTTTATTTTCAAAATTTAACCCAAACTCACTTATATGATCATCTATTTCATAGTAATCACAAGTGATTTCTTCATCCTTATTTATATCTTTAATTGCTATACAGTACTCATCAAAACAGCCTATATTAGGCTTATTAGAGTGATTAGTAAAACGTAAATTATCTATATCTACGTAGATATTCCCATCATCTTTAAATACTCCATATACCTCTAAAAAGCCTTGTAGATGTAATGGATAAGTATGAAACATATCTCTCTTAAAAATATTATAGCTACCAGGATAATTGATAGCTATTATTGTGTCTTTCTTTACGTTCTCTGTAGAGAACAGACCTATTCCCTTTCCCTGTACCTCTTTGAGGTAAGTATTAATCGTCAATATCATGTCTTAGTGTTATAAAATCTCCATATTCTACAAATTCCCCATTTATTATACATAGATTTGTATCTATTCTATTTTCATAATTAGTATTGTGGAGTATATTTTTTATCTCGTCTACAACTGGTGAGATAGAAATCATATAAATAATATAATCTCCTACTTTTGCTATCTTATTATCAATCAATTTCAGCATATATTCTTGTTTAAACATAATTCTCCCCCTATATGTGTGTTATCACATTTTTTTCTTTTCTTAATTAACAATTTCCAGCCAGTCAGTTCGTTTTCTTTCGAATACACCATCTTAGATAGATTTATGGTCGGTGTTAATTCACCAGCCAAAGGTCATTTGGCTAATCCTACCTAAGCCTGCTTTTATATGTTAATCATTTTCGTTACTATCGGGGACAACTCAATTGCTATATTTTACTCTTTGCAATGTTTACAACCCAACTTCTGAACTCCTACTTATGATTACCCTCGGAGCTGATCATTTTGTCTTATATTGTTAGATTTAACAACCTAGAATATATCTTATTCGACATCATGGTAACAGGTGCAAAGATACGAATTTAGATCCAAATTTCCAAGAAAAATCTTATTTATTTTTCTTCCAATCTCCATACCATAGCTGATAATGGAAATCATCTAAATACTTTGTATATCCTTCAGTTTCTAATAAGGTTTTAGTATAATTAAAACTACCTCTATTAAATCTTATTAGCCAATCTATAATAATATAGTCTCTATCTTCTTTTAAATCGTTGATTTCCATCAATTTAAACTGTTCATACTTTATAGTTTGATAAGGTCTCCCTGTTTGAGTATCTATTGGTAATTCTTTTTTATCCATAACTTATAGCTTTTTATTCAAATATAGATGAAATTCTGAAATTTTCAAAATTTTTATTTTTTAAATTTTCTATGTATGATAGGAGACGTGAAGTACTACATTCCACAACCCGGGGCTACGCCTTGGGATGGAACTACCCGGTCCCTTCTCTAATCAATTTTCATTTTAACCCTTAATTAATCGTTATGTCGACTAAAAAAATCACTGGTACACTGCAACAAGTTATTGCTGGTACTAACAAGAATGGTGGACAGTATGTTACCCTGATCACAACTTCAGGTGTTTCTGCTGTGTTTAACAGAAGCTATGTAGCTGCTATCTGTGGTAACATTGGTAAATCTATCCAAAAGCTAGCTTTTTACGCAAAGCAGTACAACGTAAGCTTTGACTCTCGTGCTGTTGTGGCAGGAGAAACAATCGGAAAAGCTGCTGATGGAAGTGATATCCCTGCTACCAAAGATCATGACAGGTTTACCAACCTGACCATTGAACTGCGTCCTGAATTCATGAAAATGAACATGGAAGCAGATGCTATTGCTGATGCATTGACATCCTCATTCAGTCTGCCTTCAACTTCTGGAGTTGCGATTGCCACAAGACCTGCCATTGAGCCTGCTATTGTGGAACCTGTCACAGAAGAAGTAGACATGCCACCTGTAAATCAGCCTGTTGCTGAAAATGCTCCTGTTGCACAGGACAATCAACCATTGTAAGATTAGGGGCTTTAGCCCCTTTTCTTTCGATTTAACAACGATTAATTAAGTCTACATATGTCAGATCCAAACAACAATATCATTACTCTAAGTATCTTAGGATTCGCTATTTGTGCATTTCTATTTGCCTTAGCTTTAATGATGTTTTAAGATACTCTGTGTGGGGAGTGTTGCTTTCATATATCTCAGTAACAATACTCTAAGTTATTGGCTTTTAAAAACAAATTGTTTGAAAGCAAGGCTGATAGCTTAGAGATCGTTGCTGAGTATGTGCTTACACTACGAAGCTTACGAGATCTTATATTATCGAATTACGAAGTAATGAGAGAATATTAGAGATTTAGAAAGTTAGTAGAAGAAAATACGTAGTCGATAGACAAGTATTTGATTCTTAAGTATATAACAATAATAATATTATTTAAGTATTTAAAAATCAATACATTAACAATCAATAAAGTTTATAAACAATGATATCAATAATTTTCATTCATCTTAGCGTACTTGCGCTTTGCGCAATTATCGCTTTACTTATCATAACTTTTGGAAGTCCTATACCTGTTCATCCTTTAGATGAACTGGTAGATCTATCAGTAATTACTGGTATTATATTTATAACTGTCGAGTTCATCCATTGGATGACTCGTTGGATTATAGGTTGTTACTGATATTACTGATTGCTTATATATAAGTTAGAGATAAGCTTCAAGCAGATCTTCGTAAACTCAGATAGCTTTCAGCAACTCTAACTAACTCAAAAAGTCTCAGTATTGAAATGATTCATTAATATAATAGCACAATTGAGAGGATTCTATTCAAGTCGTATGGCTAGAAATGAACTCCTCTTTTGTTGCTATTTAACATTTTAACAATCAAATACTTATGAAATTATTACTCATACAACTTACTATGTTTGCTACATTCTTTGGAATCTTTGCAATTAATGGAAAATGGTGGTTTATTTTTATTCATTTAGCAATTGTTTTCATTGTATATGGTGTTACATGGTTTGTTAAGGAAGTTAAGAATAGTTGGGATGATTAAGTTACTGATTTAGAGACAGTTGTGGTGGTATTAGACACCCATCTATCCTATCCCTAACATTCTATCAATTACCTATTTTCCACTCATTTTCATAATATATAGCTTATTTTTAAGAATTTTCCTTTGTCAATTCGGGTTATACTGATCTATTGACTCAGTTAGTATTAAAACGAGAATTGTACTAACGAAATAAAAGCTCTCGGTCAACATCTAGGTCAATGAGCGTGTTTTATACCTAGAAAGTAATGCTAACTTTAACACAACGTATGTTAGATGAAACATAGTTAAAAACAGTAGAATACAAACAATCATCTGATCAATGATTGGCCTACTGTTTTATTTTTGATAATCAAATTTAACACTTAAAAATATGAAAACAAACATTCTCAATACAGCAAATACTAGCACACAATTGTTAGATTTGTTAAAAAAGAAACAACAAGAAAATACCATTCAAATCTCATTATTATGTAAAGAAAATGAGAAACTGAAGGTTGCTATTCATGTATTATCAACAGATATCACACCTATCTTAAAAGAAATTTCCAGAAGAAAATACAAAGAAGGCAAAATAAAATCAACCAATAATAGTAACAGACCCCTCACTTTATATGAGGAAAGATTCTATAACAGAGTACTAGCATCAATCAAAGTTGTACCATTGTTAACTATAAAAGAGTTAGCAGTTCGTATTCATCAACAGTACAAAGATGAATATAGAAATAACTCAATAGATACTATGAGGCTTATGGTAGGCAGGGCACTAAAGCTAGCTCTCAAAGAGGGAAAAGTAATAACTGTTCCATGTAAAAGCTGGTCAGGAAAAGGAAAGAAACCACATTGCTATACTACCACTAAAAGCTAAACCAATGACAACAATAAAACTTGATAATGGTGTTACCATTACTCTAACAGAACAGCAATTAGCTGATATCAACAGACAACAAAATAAAATTACCTCAATTGATCAAATTAATAGCATTTCTGATGCCGAAGAGATTCTAAAAAATACTAATCACACTCGTTACTATGAAAGTCAATTTGTAAGAAAAAAAGACTGGATCTCATACCAAGTGGAAACAATCATCAAAGCTGTCAATTACATTGACAATGGCTTTAAGATCTGGACTCCTGATTTCTCAAACAGAAACATAGAGAAGTTCATTGCTTGGATGGAATACAAAGAAGGTTCTGGTTGGGGGTTCGACTGTTCGTCTTGCCGTTGCTACAATTCTTACGCTTGGGTTGGTGTTTATTTCAAAAATAAGTCTTCTGTAGAAAAAACTATTAACAAATACCTAAGCCTATACAGTAAGTATTTAGAAGGTAAATAATTGGCAGTCTGAGCCGAACTAATGAATTAAAATACTATATTAGTTGTACACAGTTGTTGTACATCAATTCTACTCAGAAATAGGTAGCCGATAAGTAGAGACTCGGTATTCATTAGTTTTAAATATTTAAATCGTTAGTATCTATAAAAATAACCAAGAATAAAAGAGATCATTGAGAGTTAATAGCAAGCGATATCCTTAGCTATTTTCTCTCTTTATCTCTTCTTAATAACAAAAATTATAGCGGCTATAATAGCTTCAATAAATGGAAACAATACAAAATTTTAATCTAATACAAATAATAAGTTCAGTCCTATTTATACTATTTTCTGTATTTCATATATTTGTATATCCAACTACAAAATTAGCAAAATACATAATAGCTAAGAAAGTTGAAATACTTACAATATATGATATTAACATTGTAATAATGGTAGGATCTATTATTGCTTTTGCAATCGCAACAATTTATAAATGACAATAGTTTTAATATCATTGTTTATAACAGTCCTAGGACTGTTTATAGCAATTAACTATCACGATAAACACAACTAAATATGAAACATTTTATAACAATTCTCCTACTAATCATAGGATTAACAAACACCAAAGCTCAAAACTGCGAAGTATATCTTGCAGGATTTACAGAAGATGGTAAATATACTATCAGTAATCCTTCTGGAATCTGTGGAATAGTGCAAAGTGCTGCCATTAATCAGTTTCCAGGCAAATCAGTGAGTATCAACTATATGAGTTTTCAATTACAAGGAGACTCAAGTTGGGCAAAATTTCATGGTACAATAGAAAATAGCAATATTACAGTCTATACAAAAGTAGAAATTACACCATTTGGTATTAAATTACCAGATGTAGGTGAAACCATATCATTGTATGGATTATACTATTGTGTAAGTACCTTATGTTGTGAACAAAGTTGCCAAATAACAGGATATCAAGATCCTATGTGTTTATGTTGGAAAGTAAAACTAACAGAAGAATGCAGAGGAGGACCATTTTGCAATTCGGGTTGGTTCGGAATGTCATACACACAATTTCATTATGAAGTTGGTGTAGTAACTGGACAATGTCAACAATAAAATATATGGGCCCGCATGGAATTGACAGGTAGGTTCAGCATTGTAACTAACAGCGATAGAATGGTATTATACTATCTAAAAAATGTATACCAAAAGAAAACGACAACAACAAAACAATTTCTGCCGAGTCTAGGAACTTCGCAGAACAAGTTGAATCGAAAATTGTAGCACTGTTTCCTTCTGTTAAAGAAGAATTAGCAGTAGCCGCATAATGCATGAGATAAGAGGAGATAACTAGCCCTCAATTGTATCAAATGAATTATTGAGCTAGGCAATTTTAATAGTTTGTTTATTCTACAAAAATAAACTGGTGGAGAGAGTCTTCCAGACTCCCTAAATAAGCTGTTTTAATTAGTTACATAGCACTATTCTGGACGTGGGTTCGACACCCACCGGGTCCACAATAAAATCTTTCATAAATAAATTAAAACATGAAAAGAACACGTAAACACAATGTGGATGAAGTGATTCGCAAATTATCAAGGAAAAAAGATTGCAAACTTTATCCTTGGAAATCTGAGATCGAAATCCTTGATGGGACAAAGACTCCCAAACAAAATGACTTAGGAAATGGTTCCTGGGGAATGCTTGATTATCTGACCAAATACGAAGGTTGGGTAATTATAACAGTTTCTAAATTTACAGTAATCAAAAAGAAAAAGAACAATGGAAACTAAAGATCTCGGATATTTCCCTACTAACGAAGAGGGAATAATCATCAAAAATATAGCTAAAGGCTATGCAGCATCAATTATGACTGCTGAAAGATACAAAAAAGCACCTGAAGAGAAAGCTGAACTTGCAACAGCCAAGAACAAATATAAAGCTGCTGTAAGAAGCAAAAGTCCAGCACTAAAAGAGTCACAGAGTGTTCTGATTCAGGCTATTCTTAGTGCCAAAACTCCAAATTGGGGTAGCTTAACATTTAAGCCCCTTTCATAAGAAACCAAATCTTCCGAGGTCTATAAAAAGGAGGAATGTACTTCAAGATAGGATACTAGCATGTTTAATATGTAATATAGAGCAATTAACAAAAAAAATGTCTCTATATAAACAAAAGAGAAGATAGTATTACGTATGATTGCAGTGGTGAGCAAGTCCTATCAAATATATCATACCAGAAAAATGGTAGAGAGTATGAATCTAACTTGAGTATTAATATTAATCAATTGTAACACTTATATAAGTTACAGCGAGAGTTAGAGGAGGCAACATATACGACAAAGAATGTATATGTCTTAACAATAGTAATATTGTTATAGTAGTTATTGTATATAGAAAATACGTTGCAACTGAAAAATGTTGCACTAGGTTAAATGTACCAAACCAGCTATATAGTAACATTGTGCAACTAGCGTGATTAGCTAGTAATGTCCCAGACAGAGTTTAGTTTATAACTATCTCTAAATAGTTTCTACTAATCAGTCTTCTATAAAAAGACAGATTTTAAATAATTCTAAAATGAATCAAATATTATCTCCAACAAAAATAGATAATTCTATTCAATCTTTCTATGAATATAAAGGATATACTGTGAGACTTAGATTTATAAAAGGATTAAGATTAAGTGGAAATGCTAGTTATTCTATCATAAAGTATATTGATAATATCAATAGTCCTAATGGTAAAAAGGCTTTATATTTAAAACAGGAAAATTGGACATATTGTCTACCAGAGAAATTATTAGAAAGAGCTAAAAACTACATAGATAATCATGAAGATAATCTAATTAAGAAATTCAAGATAAAAGCTGATAAGAGTTCAGCTCCGAGTTAGTCCACTAACTCTAGAGGTTTGATCATTTGCCGGCAAGATCAGATCAGTGGAATACAATAGAGAGAAACTTGTTCAACTATTGTAAATTAGCGCTTATAAGTAATTGCAAGTACTGTAAGCAGAACAAGAGTGGTGTACATCACTAAGTATTTAAATTAAGATTCTCCATGTAAAAAGCAACTTGGAGAACAAAAAAGGTAGAGAGTGTACATATCTATCTTTCTTATTCATTTGGAAAACTAATACAAATTTATATGGAAATAAAGAAGCAACTAGAAATATATAAAATAGCTTTAAAGGATTATAGAAAAGGATTAATATCAATCTATAGAGTAAAAAAATTCTTATATAATCTTTTTAATATAAAAGAAGAAATTAATCCTTTTTATATCAATAGTTATGAACTAACACGGTATGGGTTTTGCCATTATTTTAATAATAAAACAATAACCTATATATGTACATTATCCATATTAAATTCATTAAGACCGGATCATGAGTTAGCATATTGGTTTCCTGTAGGAGATAAAAAATCTAGAATTAAATTACTTAAAAAAGCAATAAAAATCTGTGAACAAAAATTAAATCAATAATATGGAAAAACAAATAACTCATTTTACCGACATCAAATCTTATGAAGATGCGTGTCAGGTATTAAAGAAAAAGCCTAGCAAAAAAGCTAAAATCTACGAAAGATTAAGAACTATTTGCAAAGCAATAAATTCATTAATCAATAATGAAAACAATGCTAAATTTCCCGATTATAAGAATACGATTCAAAGGAAATGGTTTCCTTACTTTACATGTAGTGAAGATAGTTGGGTGTTCTTCTTTTCGTCTTGCGGCTACTGCCGTTGTGACGCTTGGGTTGGTGTTTATAAAACACAAGAAGCATCAGACTATGCAGGAAGGACATTTTTTAAGGAATATGTAGAATTTATCGAAGATCAAAGTAACTAAAAAATGAAACAACTGTTAATAATTTTGTTAAGTGGTATATCAATAACAGTACAATCACAAAACTTACAAATAGCTCAAAAAACTAAAAATGGTATAGTCTATAACTACTCAAAAGAAAAGTTGATAGAAGCTACGAAAACAGCTAATAATAGCATTAGTATAGATAGGATAGCTTACAAAGATGTTCACATTACTAATACTACTATTCCTTTTTTAGTATTTGAAAAGGAAACATTTGACACATATTCTGAAAAGATGTATATTCCACTAATTGAAACAGCTAATGGATATGAACTCGAAGAAAGTTGGTCCCCCAAGTACTATCCTGATAAGTATACTGTGTATTCAGGTATGTTTTCTGTTATTTTCTATGATAAATTAACCCAAAAATGATATTAGCAATTTTAATCATAGTAATAATTATTTTACTGTGGAAATAAGCAAAATATTAGTGTAGAGGACAGAAGTTCGAATCTTCTACTTATCATGAGATAGGTTCTTCTAGTGGTTAGGAAGGCTACACTATTCGGGCCCATAGCTCATTCGGTTAGAGCATCTGACTCATAATCAGGGGGTGCTTGGTTCGATCCCAAGTGGGCCCACAAATAAATTTAAAATGATACAATCAATAATTTTTGTAAATATAATACTAGGTGTTATATTTATACCCGTCTTAGTCTATTCGTTTGTTGAAAGAATAATATATGGAGAATGGCCTACTAAATCCACATCTTTTGGAGATTGGTTAATGTCATTTATTGTAGGAACTATGTATATATTTGTAGGCATAACTATAGTAGGTGGGCTTATTATACTATATATGTGTTTACAAGCTCTATGGCATTATTGTGGTAATATAATACATTAAGATTATCAAAAAAGCACTATTAACTCAGCGAATAGAGTAATGGTTTTCTAAACCATAAGTCCTAGGTTTGAATCCTAGATAGTGCACAAATTAAAAAAATATGCAAACATTATTAACAATTCTAATTTTATTAGGAGTTATCTTTATTCCGTTCTCGATAGGAAAACTCTTATATTTAGTAGCGCCTAATAAAGAACCGGCATTACCAGAAACAATAGGTAATGCTTATATAATGGGTGTCGTAATAATTGTACTAATACTAATAACAGCAGGTGCAATTTATGTAACCTATAGAGCTGCCGGAGATATATTAAATTCATAAATAAATAAAAGAAATCTTTTCTAGCCATTCTAAAGATGGCAACTATAGACCATTAAAACGTTGAGGTGAATTAACCTATATGAAGCAAATGCGACCCTTGGCAATAGTAGATTTGATAGCACTAGTAGTATCCCTAGTAAGGTGTGGTAGGGTCTTTGTAGGTTCAAATCCTAGGTCATCTATTTATTTGGATGTAAGACCCGCTACTAGTGTAAAAACCAAGAAAAGAAAATTATGGAAGAAAAACAAGAAAGATATATAGTATTTTTCGATACTAAAGATCAAATAAGATATGAAAATAGAGAAGATCTACTACATAGATTAAAAAACAAGAGTGTCTTTGAAACTGATAAAATAGTTGATTTAAATGAAGGCAGAATATACAAATTAGTAGATTGGATGAGAATAAACTTAAAATAAGATGATACAGATATTACTAACAATATCAATGATTCTAGGAATTGTTTTTATTCCTTTCATAGTAACAATTATAGAAGATTTAATAACTTTTAAAAGTTTTCAACTTCCTATTTTTACTTTAATTGACTATCTTAATGGTGTATCAATTTTAGCAATATTCGCAGCTATATCATCTATCATCTACTTAATATATTTACTAGCTGGAATTTTATTATTATACATATGAAACAATTAATACTATTATTAGTAGTACTATCATCTTGTACTACTATACAACAAAACAAACAACAATCAAAATATCTTAAAGATGTTACATGTATTGATACTGACAAAATCAATAAATTTGCTAATTTTGAAGAGATTAAAGATGATACCAACTCTTCTGTAAAGTATAATAAATGTGTGAAGATTATACTTACAGTAGATAATTCAGATGTTGAAAAAGAATTAAAATAAAAAAAAATGAATATATTTAAAAGAGTAAAAACACTAGAATATAACGAAAATAGGTTAAGAAATATTATAGATATTCTTGAAAGGCAAGTTTTTGAACTTAAAAATCCCGCTAAATTTAAAGTAGGAGAAAAGGTATTAGTTACCAGCGATGTTACAACATATAATAATGTAAGAGATGAATGCATAGTAGTAGATTTTAGACTTACTAGAAATATATACAACTCAGAAACATATAGATTTTACAGATTATATACTTTGTTTAATCTACGACAAAATAGAATATTACAAGAAATCGATGAAAGTTTTATTAATGTCTAAAAATTTGAAACAAGTAATTATTCTAACATTAACAATAGCTTTATTGAGCAATTGCTCAAAAGTATCACATACAAAATACAATAATTTTAAAAAAACAAAATCAACTTGTAAAAATCAAAAATTCTAATGAACACATTTTTAAACATCTATAGCGATCTATATTGGATTACTAGACTAGATTCACTAAGAACATTTGCTATTGCAATTACTGCAATTTTCACATTTACTATACTTGTATATTTTATTTCTCAAGCAGTTGAAAATAATAGTTACAAGGATTTTACTTGTAAATGGTTTTACAGATTATGTCTAGCTATTTTAATTATTTTTGCTCCCGCTACGATATTATTACCCACAGAAAGAGAGACTTTTTTAATACTGGCTGGAGGTAAAACTATTGAATTTGCACAACAAGATACTTCCTTGCAAAAGATACCGGCTCAAACAACAGCTATTGTATCTAAATTCTTAGAAGAGCAACTAAAAGAAGTAGATAAAAAACAAGAAGACAATGAGTAAACATGAATATGTATTTACTCAAGGTAAATATACAAATACTAATTTTTCATATCATGAAGAAAGCCTTAGTAAAAAACCGAAGAACTACCCAAAAGAACCAAATATCAAAAGTACAATCACAAGAGAAGGAAGAAGAATTAACCACAAAACCGGTATATCTTTCGTTTGAACAAGTGTTTGGAAATCCTATAACAAATTATAGCAATGGGATAGCTAATGGGCATCTATTTGCATTAGCAAATATAAAAGGTGATATTAAAGTAAAGTGCTGCACTTGTAAAGACTTTATTCAGGACTATTTCTGGTCTAGTTATACTGGAAACGATGTTAACCAACAATATGGATATTCTTGTAAAGCAGAATCTATACAAGATAACTATATTATCTATTTAGCATTTTCTTTAGGCATGGGGTATGTAGATGGGAAAAATAATCATAAAGGAATATTTTCAATTCCGACTAATTGGACAAAGAATCTTGAACTTTTTATATATTTATTATCCAGCGATTTAGGATTATCATGTCCAACAGGATTAAGGCTAGAAGACGGTAATTATACTATTCAAATACAGAAAGATTGGACAGAAAAACCATACTTGTTGAGTCTATTAACATATTGTATTAGAATAGGTTGTTATACTAGCTATTATGAGTTTCTGGAGAGAGAATACTATCAACTAACAAATCCATTTGTACTTATTAATAATGATAATACAAGTAAATGGGATATTGTTAGAACAAAATTAAACAAACTAATTCAATTAAAACAAAACAAACAAAAACTACCTGATCAAAAGTGGACAGATTATACAACACAAGGTACTGCTCATAATAGTTCAGGTATAATTTCTTACAATTTATGATTAATATACCATTTAGTTCTGAAAGAGTCAGAACATTACCACAGGGCTTTACAACAAGCTGTAGTCCTATTGGATTCGATGAACAAGGAAATCCTATATATCATCCAAACAGAAGAGTAAGAAGATCTCACATCTATTCCAAATTATTGAGAAGAGAATCGAGAAAATTGCAAAGAAAGCAAACCATCATTGGCACAGATGCTAATGGAAAAAGATTCAAGAAAGTTATAATTCATAATTTGTCCTAGTATGAGAGGTAAAAAACTATCTTGGCAAGAATTTAGAGATCTAAAAACTACAACAATTCCTAACAATGAAGCCAAAGAAAGGAAACTTAGGGCAGATATCCAAAGAGCTAAAGTACTTGTTATACGTTCTAATTTTGGATCTGTAGCTGAATTTAAGAGAAAAGCACCTAGTTTTTCTAATAGATTTTTATTACAAGCTTTTAGAACCTATAAGAATAGTAAACTACTATAATCCATACATCCTCTGGAATGGACAAATAGTAGAGTGTTGCGAAATTGCTCTAATTTACGACTTATTATTTATAATAATTAGTAAATTATCAAAAGTAGAACTATTCCACTATTCTAATTAGTTTGTAATCTTATATAGACTAATGGCGGTTCGAATCCGCCCCAGAGGACAAGAATCTCAAGATTCAAATAAAGAGGACTTTTCATGGTTTTTAACTTCATATAAAACCATATTAGGGTAGAGGAGATAGCATCTTCTACCCTTTTTTAACTTTTTAATTAAAATTATGAAGACATTAAAAATAGATGAAAATAAAGCTAAGGAACTTTATCCAATAGCTTCTAAAGAATTTAAGATTGTGTTGGAGACAACATTTGGAGTAGATTTCTTTAAAAAAAGATCTCCTCTTGATATTGACTCTCTAGTAAAGCTAGTAGACTATACGTTAGAAACGTATCATATTAATATATATGATCTTATATTAGATGAGGTAGATACAAAAAACGAAGATTTTAGAAGAGCAAATGCCACAATTATTCTTAAGTATTTAGCAAAAGCTTATAATGAAGAAACAGTATTAAATTGGAGAAATACTAATGAATACAAATATTTTCCATATTTACATTTCGTTAGTGGTTCTTGCTCGGTTCTCTTCGACGGTTGGTGTTTCTGTCTGCATTGTCCGGTTGGTTTTTACTATAAGAACGAAAAATTAGCAAGGCAAGCATATAACAATTTTAAAATTTACTTTGAAGATTTTTGGGGAGCTAAAGCTGACCAATAAAGTTAAATTATAAGACAGACAAATGAAAAAAATTTACATGATATTAATGTTAACTATCCTAATTTTTGGATTAGGAATGGTTTTAGTATGTATACAAGATAAACAAATGGGAATGATCAATTGGTTAGCTTTGATTCTATTTGAATTCGGACTACAAGGATTACTTGAATTACTTTTTAGAAAAATAAAATAAATAATAAAATGGTGGATGATATACTTATATGTCAAGATAAATTTAAAGACTTATCTTTGAGAGATTGGTTTGCTGGGTTAGCTTTACAAGCACTATTATCTAATACTTATATAACTAAACTAGTAGATGAAGCAAGTGAAGATGATGAGATAGTGGATTTTACAGAACATATTACTGAATTAGCTTATACAACAGCTGATAACATGTTAAAACAAAAAGAAAAATGACAATACTTTTATCTTTACTAGTATTAGCAGGTCTAATAATAGTAACTGTAGCAGCATTGGCTGCAAGAGAAGAAGAATCAAATGTAACATATTCAGAACATAAACTGAATATTACACTATACGATAAATACAAAAATTGGGATTCTAAACATTGCCCTTATTATGAGTGATATAAC